CGAGAACGCGAGGCCGGCATACGCCCCGTTAGTCGCACTCCCGCCGAACAAGACGGCCCTGATGCCAGTATTGGCAGTATAGTGATAGTCACACCAGTAGGTGCTGCTACCACCACCGACTTCGCTGGCCATTATCTCGCCCTTGGCACCGAAGATGAGTGTCTTCGCGTAGCCTTCGGTAGCTTCACGACCGATATTGCTCCACCCGCTGATGGAGGAGTCTCCGGCAGCGAACATGGTCGGATCATCGGTCACATATACTGGACGGACAGTGGCATCGGATTCCGGATAGACTCTGATGCCATCGGTAAACTCCCAAATATGGCCGAAAGGCAGCTCTATGCCTCTCCAGCGGTTGACGTGAACTTTGCTGTCACCAGTGGTCAGAGTCACGCCGTTGTTCACATACTCGGAGGCGTTCTTAACCACCTCGCCGGAGTCATCGCCAAGCTCATTGGACGTACCGCAGAGAACGAACGGATTGTAACCGTTGAACTCACTCCAGTTGCTCACGTTGGAAACGCCGATACCAAGTCCACCTTGACGGAAGCCGTTGGCGTCACGTGCGGTGTTCACATCTGCCTGGGAGTCTCTGTTGGCGTACTCTATCATATAGAGCCAAAACAGAGTCTTGCGCTGCAGGTAAGGGAGGATGTTCCACTGGGTGCTGCCGGACTTCCTGGCGCGGGCGGCATTGCGGAATGCGGTCATCGAGATGCCGGTAGTAGGCTTCACTCCGGAGATGGAGCAGAGCTTGCCATTGCCGTCACGATAGGCTTCATAAGAAGCAACGTAGAACTTCGGCACAAGGATGGCACCTTCGAACGGCTCAAGAGAGCAGAGTGCCATACGGTCACGGACTGTTCCGCTCGCCACTTGGTCCGGGAAGCGCCACCAAGAGTCCGGCACTTCGACCATCACCTGGCCACGAGAGCCGTCGAGCGTGTGGTCGTTCCAACCTCCGGAGAGATACTCCACCACATTGCCGTTGTCATCCAGCAAGCATCCGCGCATAGCGTTCTGCACCGGCAGCTCCTGGTGGAGCTTGGTGCTGCCCACGCGAATCAATCCTTTCTGACCGGCAGTGTAACTCGGGTTGGTGTTCGTGCCAGTGAACCAGCGGACACCATAATACTTTTCATCACCGCCAAACATAGTGGCGGCATCGAAGGCACTCGGCTCACCCGTGGTCGGGTTGTAAAGCACGATGGCCTTTCCGGTCAGCAAATCCTTCGATTTGCCAACGGTCATTTTTGTTACATCTAAATCTGCCATAATGTTTTATGAATAAAAGGTTACTTTACTACGATAGTTTATATCCCCAGTAAGGGCCAAAGATGATGAAGTTAAAACTGCCTTCGTTTGGCGTTGTATCATCGTGCACATCCACACGGAAGTGGGTATAATCGCCTAACGTGTACTGATTAGTCACCGTAGCGATCAGAGCATAGTCGTTACTGTGTCCGGATGTATATCCATAACCACATACCATCATCATACTCCCGCTCGGAATGATGGAGGAAAGAGCAGAGATGTCATAGATCCCCTCACTGACTCTCGTGATGATGAAAGGGTTGTTTTTCAACGAAGTTCCATAGCAGTTTCCTCCATCGCTCTTGTTCCAAATACTACCATTGATGGAACAGTTCGCAACAGTAGAGCCTCCCACGAACCTGCCCATAGCAAGAACAAGCGGGAATCGGCCAAAGGCATTTTGGTTGATAAACTCCTGCTGTGAGAATCTCCCGGACAGTTCCCAGGCAGCATCAGTCCCACTCGAACTCGAAGATACCTTCACGCAGGTAAACTCTGCCCATTCTTCCGGCCTTACAATCGCATCATAACTGAACTGTGACCAAGAAATGCTTCCATCGCTTGATACACCAAATTTTTGGCACGAAATCTTGTAATTCTTATGAGTTCCAGCTTCTCCGGAATTGAACATTCTGATGACCTTGCCGATATGCTTAACATTCGCTTCAAGTGTGATTGTGCTCTCTGAAGAAACAGCTGGCAAGTAATAGATATTCGCGTCTTCAAAGCGTCCACTCGTAGCAGATGCGAGCTGAAGAACGCCAGTGAGGTTACCGGCTCCGGCATAGAAAGAACCGTCCCTATACACACGGAACTTCGCATTGTTGGCACCGGCAAAGTTTTGTGCGCCGGCGAATATCATAGGCACTTCGTCAGCTCCAACCTTTCCATTCGTCATACCAGCGACAACGTGAGTATTATTGCTTCCCTTCACACCAATGACCTGGGACAAAACAACACCTTCTCCAATTTCCGTTGATGCGCCATCTGGCATTGCATCCATCAGATATGCAAAGTCATCAGCCCTCACCTTCACGGCGCTGTCTATCGCATTTTCGAGAGATGCCCTCGATGAGAAATAACCAGTGATATAATTCCAACTATACGCGGCACCAGACTCGGTAACGATTGCAATGCTATCATTCCACGTGGCCGAATCAGTGTAATAGTTGATGGTCGCTAAAAATGCTGTATAAGCCTGGTTATATGCTTGCAGAGCTGCGTAAACAGCTTGCTGAGATGCAGTACCGCTTGCGTTTGAGTATAGAGCAGCCGTGGCAATAAGGTTCGCATAGACCTGGGACTCATCCTGCTTCATCGTCACAAGCGACCGCTTCTCCACTGGCGAGATATAGCCGTCTGATGCCCACAACTCAAGGAAGCTCGTGTAGTCCTTCTGCGCGTTGGCGAGAAGCAACTGCTGAGCCTCATAGTACCGAGTGAACATACCGGACATAATAGTGCGGTCGAATCCCTCAGTCGAACCAGCATCGTACAGCTTCATACTCTGCAGATAGCTTCTGAGGTTATAGAACGCGGCCTTGAAGTCATCCATCCCGCGATACTTGAACAAGAGCTTGTTTCCGGCGAACGTCAGAAGGTAGTTGGCGAAAGACAGATGAACCTTCTCGCCTTCCGTATAGCCCAAACCGGCCACAATCTCCAGGGTGGTCTCAAACGAGCCGCTGGAGCCAGTGGATTCGAATCCCGGTTTACCGTTCACCTTCTCCCATTCCGTGCGAATATAGCCCTTCTCTGACTCATCCAGTACCTTGTCGGAGTTCATCTTGCGAATTGCCTCCTGCGTGCTGGCAATCGATTCCTGGAGGGCCTCAATCGTATCGGCGTACAAGCCGTTGATGAACTCTGTCAGAGAGCTATCATCAGTGTACTTGACTTTCTTGGCCCAGTGAGCCTTGTTGAAGTTCACGGAGTCCTGCGTGGCAACAACGAGGTCACCGGTGGTGCATTCTGACGGAAGGTCGGCAGTAGCGATCTCCGGGCCGATAATCCACATATCCTTTGCGTGATAGTTGGCCGGCTTGACGATGTACAGAGATGCCTTTCCGTCAATCTCATCGAACAGCTGGTTTGGAATGTTCTGCTGAGCCCAGGAGAACGTTGGACTCTGCTCGGTTCCACCTTGTGTGTAGATGGCCGTCTTCATCGAGCCGATGCCACTCACAGCAGTACGGGCCGAGTTCAGCCACATATCTCCCACGTGCTCTTTCTTGGCCTCTGTTGTAGTCCAGGCGGCAGCAGGGTCAGAGCTTTGCACATAAGTCTCTGCCTTGCCATCAATCTGATTCTTTAGAGAATCGATGGCCGGCTGGTATGTATTCTGAATGAAGTCATTCAGCGTTGCGGTATCTACGTAGCTCAGAGGAGCGAACGTAGCAGGATTCGTGTTGATGCAGCGGTAGAAGTGATTCTGTTTGTAGGTCACACCACCCTGCGTAGTGTCTTCAGCCGGAATGAAGACGTCCCTAAGCTGGAGCTTTGACACGTTGTTGACGATCCAGGCATTCCACGTGACATATATGGCCGATTTGCCATCAATCTTGTCATAGACCTCCTGCGGAACTGTCTCATCGACAGACCAGGCGGTTCCGCTCCAAATAGCATCCTGGCCGGCCTTCACGCCGTTGATAGTGCTATTCGACGTGTTGTGCCAAATATCACCCTTGTGAGCAGCCTTGTCTTCGCCGGTAGTCCAGGCTGTCGAAGGGTCTGTAGCCTGGTACCACGTCTCGGCTTTCTTGTCAATGGAGTTGCGGATAGCCGTCAGGTTGCCGGAGTAGCCGTCCAGGAACGTGTTCAGTGCAGAATCGTCCGTATAGCGGACTTTCTTCGACCAGTGGGCCTTGTTGTAGGAGGTGGAGTCCGAAGATGCTACAAGCAGATCACCGACCTTCGCATCGGCAGGAACAAGGTCTGCAGTGAGGCCGCTCTCCATAATCCAAAGGTCATCCTTGTGATAGCACTTACCATCGGCGCCGGCCGTATTCGGGATGGCAGTGTAGATGGTCTTCTTTCCATCAATCTTGTCAAACACGTCCTTCGGCACTGGGGTCTCCTCCCAGTAGTACGTGCTGGTGCTTTGGTCGTACCGATACACGGCAGTCGCGCCGGAAGACACACCGCTGACTGTCGAGTTGCCATTGTTCCACCAAATGTCTCCTACGTGCTGCTCGCGCACATCCGTGGGAGAAGTCCAACCGGAAGCCGGGTCTGTACTCTGAACGAATGTCTCGGCCTTCTTGTCGATGCTGGCCCTTACCGCCGCAATGTCGGAGGCGTACTCGCCTTCGATGAACGTCTGGACTGCCGACTGGGAAGCGGCATTTGCATAGTAGAACTGGCTGTTCTCAAGCAGAATCTCCTGGGCATCATAGTAGGTCGTGAAAAGAGAGGCCATATACTCCCGGTCATACCCCTCCGTGAAACCGTCATCATAGAGTTGCATACGGCGCAGGTAGTCTCTGAGGTTGAAGTACGCTGCATTGAAGCTATCCAAGCCGGTGTACTTGAACATAAGATTGTCCTGCCCTTCATTGAACTTCAGAATGTTCTGAGCGAATGACAGAGCGACCTGCTTTCCGGTTGCGTATCCGCTACGCTCCACAATGTCGAGAGTGCTGATATACGAGCCGTTGGCGCCCATATCATCCAGCGAAGGAAGGCCGTTCACGTTCTCCCACAGAGTACGGATATACGCCTTCTCCGTGGCATCGAAGACCTTGTCTGAATTCATCTTCTCCAGTACGGACTGGGTGGAGACCATCTGCGCCTCGAGAGCAGCGATGGCGTTCTCCATACCTTCCACGTCGAACTCTGATGCATCATTCAGAATGAGGATGCGCTGGGAATCCAGCAGTGTCGTGCCGTCTGTATCGTAGAGACGGAAGTCAATGTACTCCATTCCGCTGTTGATGGAAATCTGGCCGGAATAGGCCGTCTCAGCAGCCCCATCGATGGAATACTTCAGAACCTTCTCAGTTGTCTCGGCAGCTGCCTGGTTACCTACGATCTTGTACTTCTTGCAGGTAATAGTGGACGGAGTGATGGTGCCGCCCCACGTGCGCTTCACAACTGACACGGAAGGCTGAACCATATACAGAACGGCATCCTCACCCTTGATGAGACTCCAGTTATAATCGGACGGCGTTTGGCTGTCCTGCTCGTTCTCATCTACGTACTGACCGATGTAAGACTTGCCCTGGGAAACAGAGGTCGAGAAGTCCTCCGTACCATCCTGCGAGTTGGCATATGCTATATGCAGGTAGTACGTTGTTCCGTCCTCACCATCCTGGCCAGGAATACCTTGGTCACCATCTTCGCCCTTGAAGCGGCTCCAGGTGTAATCTGACGGGACTAACGAATCGACCGGGTTGTAGTCCACATACGTTCCGATGTAGTCGGAAGGAGTTTCCGTCATCTGCTCGTCGGTAGGATTGGCAACCGGGCTGTACTTCACGTGGAAATAGGTCGTGCGTCCATCTTGACCGGCAGGGCCTTGAATACCCTGCTCACCCTTCGCACCGGTTATGCAGCAAGGGTCTGAGTAGTCCTCATCCCCGTCAGTGTACGTTGTGTGGGTGCGAGACCACATATACTTACCATTCACCCACGCCGGAGCCGTGGTGCTCCACTGGCCACCAATCAGCTGAGAAGACGATTCAGAAAGGTAGTATTCGACATCTACGCCGGCAATGCCGACACCATCATCGCCAGTAGAGCCCTTACCGCCGGTAACACATACCGGGTCGGTAGTGACAGAACTGGAGTCAGTGTACGTGATGACAGAGCGAGTCCAAATGTACTTGCCGTCCACCCACGTAGGAACAGTCGTTCCCCAGGAGCCTCCGCCAAGAGAGGTCGGTGATGTGGACAAGTAGTATTCCTCCTCGATGGACTGGACACCCACGCCGGAGCCGCCGCCACGAACCTTGATGATGTTCATCGTGGTCTTTAACGTGGGGCAATCTGTCTTTGTTGCGGTCACTTCTACTGTCGCATTGTCGGCTGTCAGACCAGTGACAGTGATGACGCCGTTGGCTACGGTGGCCGTACACCCGGTGCAGTTGAGCGAGAATGCCCATCCGCTTTGGAGCGAACCGCCATAGAAGACCTGGATAGCCGATGTGGGCAGGGCGCCAATCACCGTACCATCATAACGGCAAGCTACACCCGCGTTCTCATTTGCAAGCAGGATGTTGTACGGAGTACGATTCTGAATCTCTGCGATGAGAGACGGATATTCAGTGAACTGAGCTAAGCCGGACGATCCGGCGCCAATGACCACCTTACCCTTGATATGCACTCCATTCTCATCGAACTTGATGAACTGGGAGCCGTTTGGCAGTGACATATTCAGCTCGCCAGTCTGCAGGTCGAAGTAGTTTATGCCGTCGGATGCTACGATGCGGTCTGTCGTGATGCGCCCTGGCAGAACCTCCGTGTAGCCGTAGGTCTGAGCGAACGAGCGCGTTCCTTCAAACTCGCTATTGAGGATGCCCAGCAGCAGATGATAGTAGCCTGCAACCGACTCCATACCGATGGCCGTCTCCGACAGAATGAACTGGCCGGTGGTGCTGCTCTTACCGACCTTCGCGTACACATAATACTTCTTGTCAGTGTCGTTCAGATACTCGCTCACAAAGGCCGGGATGTCCCAGAAATGATACTCTGCGGTATCGTGCTGGCTGCTCAACGTGGCAATCCCGATGGTCATGTGCTGGAGTATGCTTGCTCCGGAGGTCAGACCACCGGTGATGGCCAGCCGCTTGCTCACAGAATCGAATAGGATAGTGAAGTCGCTGTCCACGGTTATAGGCGACACCTTCGATGTGACAAAGCGGAACTGGAGACTTTCGTCCCCCGCGATGAGCTGCATCGTCTGCACTGAAATCGGATTGATGGCCTCCGAGTAGTTCTCAATGGCCGCGGCCAGCATCTCCGCTGTCTCCTGGAGGTCACGCCAACGGCGCTTAGTGAACTGAATGGATTCCTGCACACGGCTGTCACGGGTCACTTCCTCTGCCTTATACTCATTGAGCTCCGTGGCGATGGAGGATGTGACCGTGGCATTCGAGAGCTGGAGCTCCGGATAGTGAGGCTTATTGACGTACTGCTTGATGCCGATGATGCGGATCAGCTCTGCTTCCGTCAAGAACTGGGTGTCCGAGAAAGAGACAATGCCTCCGAGGACAAGCCTTCCGGAGAGAACAGACCAACCAGCAGCAGCCCACCGACCGTCAAGTACGCCGTTGAATGAGAACCTGGGGTCTTCATTCTCGAACATGTACTTGACTGCCTGCTTGAACATGTCCCATGATGCGCCGGTGCGGGTCTGATTGTCGCAGATGTAGGAATCCGGCAGTGTGCATCCGAAGATAGCATACTCATCGCCGACAGCGGCCTTGAAGATGTCGTTCGGCATCGTCTGGCCGTCCAGCTCTGCTGGGACAATCTCGAACCGCCTGGTGGCATGGTCGTACTTGCTGAGGTCGAACTCCCGGCCGGCGAGCATGCCGGACTGGAAGATGACGGTCAGTGTCTCGCCCTCAATCATGTAGTTGTTATAGTCCAGAGCTGACGGGATGCTCGTATCAATGAAGTCGTACAGACCCTTGCTCGCATCTACAACCACCCATGACGAAACGGAGCCCACCCGCTTCGGGTAGCTCTCCGAGCAATCATAGCTATCCTCCGGAGCCAGTGATGAGAGTGTCTTATCGATTCTGCGGATGGACACGCCGTCATCATCCACGATGTATCTCCTGGCGCGGGATGCCACAAATCCTGGCTCTCCATCGAAGTGCTGGCCATCGTAGCTGAGTTCCTGCCCCTTCGGCAGAAGCAGTGTCTTGCTACCATATGTCGAGTAGTCAATGTTCCTCTCGCCGCCCTGAACGTACAGAATCTCAAAGGCCCGCGAGTTATCATAGTTCGACCGTCCAAGGCCGGGGATGAAGCCGTTCCCCTTTCCATAGGACAGCGCAATCGGATTCTCCTTGAACTTCTCCAGCTTGCCGAGACTGATGACCTTCCCTTCAATGGACCACTCTGTGTCAAACTCTTTCGCCACCATGTCCAGGGCCTCTGCGACCGTATTGTGGTTGAACGAAAGCAGCTTCTCGCCGGCCACGATGCAGCTGCCGACAGACCATCCGGAATCGCGCTGATTCATGTTGGCCACGATCATCGTCAGGTACTCCTCCGGGCGTGATGCGGCCTCGAACTTTATGCGTCTGTCAACTGGATTCTTGAACCGATACAGAGAAAGTCTGCCGGAGTCAGCCTGCAATGTGAGGTCGTAGCTGAACTTCCTCGTGCCATTCTTCTTGAAGTTCGACGGCTTGAGCAAGTAATATGTCGTGCCGTCAAACACACAGTATGCGCCCACCGGGATGTTCAGATAGCCCTGGTACTCAAAGCTGAGATACAGAGCATCCTCTCCCATTATGCGCCGTGAGCGATAGGCTTTATCGTCAGGCTGAATCTCGATATACGAGCCGTTGAAATATATCTTCATATTGCTTTACTCTCCTTCGTAGAAACAAAGTGTGACGGTGAACTGACACCAGATTTGGTTGTCGCCAAGCTTTACAAACTCTCCGAGGCTTTGGCTCTGATAGTAGCATTTGTAGGTCTTCCCCTTCCAGGTCAGAACACGGTTGCCGTTGGATGCGAATACGCCCAGCAAGCGCAGGTACTCCTTCCAGAATAGACTGGGATTAACCGCCCGCATGAGAAGCGGAATAGAGACCGTTTTAGCCCCCTTTACGGCGGTGTTGTCCGGGTATAGCTGGCCTTTCATCCCAGTGGCCTTAATGATGAGATTGTCCTTGAGCGGAGCAGCCTTCGTAATCTCATTGTCTGTCCCATCCAAAACATAGCAGCCGAAGTCTCCGAAGTCCTCGCCGTCCAGCAGGAGGCCGGTCTTCTTCTTGCTGATGACAGCATGGCTCTCCTGGCCGTCGTCATAATCCGTGAACACAAGCAGGTCTTTGTTGAAGACCAACCTGCTTCCGTTGCGCCGGAAAGTCAGATAGGCCGGAGTGCCAACATACGGCTCCATCTCATCGAGGAAGTCAAAGTCGAAAGCGAACTCCAACGTGAAGCATTCCAGAGGAGCAATCTTATCACGAGACACGAGTGACTTGTATCTCAGTGGCATGGTTACGCCAATCTCCTTGAAATTGAACACATGGTAGCTCTCGCTCTGGAGCATGGCGATGAAGGCATCAGTGCCGGTCGGTGCCGTCCTGCAGAAGAAGTCCACTCTGATGCTATCCTTCGGCTCCAAACTAACCGAAAGGAGGTCCGGCTCTATGCCAGGCTCCTCCGGCCATTCGATATACTGCGGTGTCTTGAGTCTCGGCCATACGACAACACCGTCAAAGCCACCTTCTGCTATTGCGATTCCGTAATTGACGAGGGCATCATTGCCATCGATTAACAGCCTTCCGGTTCTCATCTCCAGTCCTCCTATCGTTTGATGGTTACACCCTCTTGCTTCATCCGGCTGATGTCGCTACCGATGGAGTCGAGTCCATCGATGATGTCTCCGGCCTTCTCGTTCAAAGCCTCGGTATCCTTATGGATGCCCATCACATGCTTGAGGATTGAGCCGGTCATGCCAATCAGCGCAGAGTGAAGCTCGCGCATAGTACGGACATCCTGCTTCATCTCGTAGGTGTGTCCTTGGATGGTTGTCAGCCTGGCGTTCTGCTCATCTACGGAATCCTGCGATGCCGTGATGCCACTGTTGGTGGCGCCGGTCCTCGTAGTGTCTTCCTCGTTCATCTGGAGATTGAGTCCACGGAGGAACTGCGTGATGGCCGGGGCTTCCGAGTTGGCCTTATCCAGCAAGCTGTTGTAGAACTCAATGGCACCAGCGGCATCGTTCGCAAGGAGCATGTTCTTGATTTTCTCCTGGGCGTCCTTGTTGAACACATCTTCCATCAGCATGCTGGTCACAACCGACTTGGCCATCTGCTTACCAAAGTCTTTGGCGAGGTCAGTCAAGTCTGCCAAAGCATCCCCGCTTTCGAGGAAGGCATCAACCATCGAGCTGGCCACATTCTCCGCGACGCCATTGAACAAGTCGGAGAGGTACTGCGACATACCGTCCATAGCTTCCTCGTATCGCTCCCACTCGGACAAGATGGAATCTACCGTATGCTTGGTCTGGTCATCCAGGTAGTCTCCGTACTGGTCATACCATGCCTTGAGCTTGTCCCCGTTCAGCTTGCCGTTCTCATCGTAGAAGTCTGCAAGGTCAGCAGTGACAATGTTCTTGGATGAGCCCCAGAACTTCTGCCAGCCACTACGCATATCGGCCACCAGTTGACCGGATACCTTGCCAACACCTTCGACCACGCCCTTGAGGGCCATGAGGCCACCGCTGAACGGATCGCCGGTGACACCAAGGCCGGCAGTCATAAGGAGCGCACCCCAGTTCCGGAGTACCTTCTGATTGACCTTCATGCCTTTCTCCAGCTCATCGAGATTGTTGCTGGCCTCCTGCAGCTGCTTATTGAATGCGATGAACTGGCCGTAGCCGTCCTCGCCGAAGGCGTTCTTGAGTTTATCCAACCTCGCTGCATCATTCAGCTCCTCCAGGGCAATCTTGTATTTGCGGGCCGCTTCCGTAGCACGTTCCGTTGCTTCGTTGTTGGCCTTGATGATGGAGAAAATCGCCGTGACCACCTTGATAGCAGCCTTGATGATGAGCAGGATGACAGAGGCAGATTCTGCAGCACTGATGGCCTGGGCCGTCGCTTCGCTGGCCTGCTCTACTCCTTCTGACACTCCTTCTACGGTGTCCTGGAGACCACCAACAATATCCTCGCCCTCCTTGACGAAGATTTCAGTAATCTCCATTGCGGTGTCACCCACCTCCTCGAACAAGTCAATAGCATCGCCCAGAACCTTGGCAACATCATCATCGAATATGCCTACCAGCTCTACGGCACCACCTGCAACCGTACTGATTGTGCCGCGAGCCTTGTTTAGCGCGGAGATGAATTTCATCGAGGAGCTGACAACCTTACCCTGGGCGTTGTTGAGCTTCGCGGTGCTCTTGGTGAGCTTGTCTTGGGCACCACCCAACTCCATCTGCGCAGACTTCAACTGCTCGTCATATTCCTCTTGGGTAAGAATGCCATCGTTGAGCATGCTGTCCAACGTGGACTTCTGAATAGCATAGTTGGCGTCAGCAAGAACCATCTCTTGCTGAGCCTTCTTGTATTCCTCCAGGGCAGCAACAGTCTCGTCTTTAGCGGCTGCTACCTCCTGCATGGAGATGCGCATGGCCGCGAAAGGATTGCGATTGGACAGTTCATCGGAGATGGAGGCGATGGCCTTTTCCATCTCGCTGATGTCCTTCACATCCATCGACCCTTTGTTCGAGGAGAGGAGAGCCCTCGCTTTTGCAAGGCTTTCAGTGAGAACCCGCGTGGACTGCTCGCCGATGTTACCGAACAAGGCAGACCAGTTGATGCTGGACTGCATTCCTTTGAGCTTGACTCCGCTCAACTCCTCGTCCCTCTGTTTGGCCAGAGACTTCTTCTCCCACTCGTTATTGGACTTGGCAATCAGAGCATTGTACTTCTCTGTGATGGCCAGCTCCTGCTCCTTGATGTTTCCATACTCAGCAAGGTATTGCAAGCGGTGGTCATTGAGGGCAAACAGTGCATCGTCCCTCTGCTTGGCCAGCATCTTCTTCTTATACTCGTCATCCTCCTTCTCGATGGCGGCATTGTAGCTCGCTTCGATAGCCTGCTCCTGCTCCTTGTAGTCACCATAGGTCATCAGATAGTTCCACTCGCTCTGGAGCTTCTCATCGAGGACCTCCTTGGTCTTTTTAGCGGCAATCTTCTCGGTGTCATCAATGCGCTTCTGGAACTGGGCAAGGGTAGTCTGATCTATCTTGTTTCCGGACTTCCTTCCAGCTTCTTCCAGCTTCTTTTGCTCATCCTTAATAGCAGCGATAGATTGGAGCTTTTCATTTTCAATCTCGGCCAGGCGCTTTTCGTAGCCATCCTCCATGGCCTCAATCTCCGTATTGGCAACAGACATCCACATATCGCGCACGGCCTGCTTGAATGCGTCGCCATATCGCTTGATTTCTTTCTTCTCCGCGTCTGTAAGAATCTTCTTCGGAGTAGTTGTCGTTGTCGTATTATCGTCTTTCTTATTGAAGCCGGGAGGAGGCATCGGACCAATGAAGTCATTCTCTGTCCTGGTACGTTCGCCAAAACGCCTATCTGCTTCGGCCATTACATCAGTAAGAGTCTGAGCAGCGCTCGCAGCGCGAGAGAGCTGCATCTGCATGGCGTTGGTCGTGTATGAATAACTCTGCGCGGCCGTACCCTGGACATAGGAGACTGTCTTATCGAAGGAGTCAACGACAGACTTCAATTCATCGCTCATCTCCTGCTTTCCCTCAAGCACTGGCACAATCTTCCAGAAGTATGTCTCGGCAAGGCTTACGCCATCGCTGCCCTTCTGGTCGCCGAATTTCTCCTTGAGTAGTTTATAGACCTCCTCGCGAACATCAGCTATCGTCTTCCCATAATCATCGGCAGCGGAAGCGGTGAAGCTCTCAAAGGCTCTGGCTTTTGCTGCTTTCGATGCCTCCTCCGTAATGGTCTTGTATGCAAGAGCAATATCATCAAGCGCGGTCTTCTCGTCACCAAGCTTAGTGAGATACTGACCGTACTTGGACATGATTTCCTGCTTTGCTCTATCGTACTCCTCCGTCCCTTCCCTTGCAGCCTTGAGCTTTGCGAACAGAGTGTCGATTTTCGCCGTTTCAGCGATGATTCCGGCAGTGGCATCCTTGTCTGCCTTATCGAGTTTCTTCATCGCTTTCTCGGCGTCAGAAGTGGCAGAGACCATCTTGTATATGCCGAAGGCAAGACCAGCCACGGCAGCAGCAGCAAGAGCATACGGATTCTTGAGGATGGTCTTATTCAAAGCCTTCTGCGCCTTATCAGCAGCAGTCAAAGCTGCGAAGTGAGCAATCTCGGCCCTGGTCCAACCCTTGGTGGCCATAGCAGCAGCGGCCTTCAATGCGTTAATAGTGATGAGAGCTGCCTTGTATGCACCGAATGTAGCTATCAGTTCCACAATCAGCCGACCGAACTCATCGGCGTTGTCCGTGACCTTGTTGATGCCATCGGCAAGGGCTTCTATGGCATTGGCCATCGGGCCGTTGCTGTCCTGGAACTTCAACATGAGACCTTCCCATGCAGACTGGAGCTTCTTTGTGGCACCAATGAGGTTCTCGGTCATCGTGCCGTACATCTGCTCCAGTGTACCATCTACACTGCCGAGAGCCTGGCGAAGTTCATCAGCCGATGCCGCTCCAGTGATGAGGGCGTTAAATGCAGAGACGGAACGTTTGTCCGTCATCTCCAAAGTCTCGCTCAGGTCAATTCCACGAGCATTGCATTCCTTCAACGAATCGATAATCTCCGGGAATGTACGAGCTGTATGACCAAGGCCCTTTGCAAGCTTTCCGTTTGCATCCGCAAGGTTGAGCAGGATGTTTCTCGTGGCCGTTGCTGCGGAAGAAGCATCAAAGCCAGCGTTGGACAAGGCGCCGAGCAGGGTCACGGTGTCTTCTACCGTGAGACCAAAGGTGTGAGCGATAGGCGCTACGATAGAGATGGAGGTCTCCAGCTTACTGAAATCCAGTGCTGACTTGGTTGTCGCAGCAGCCATTACATCCAGCAGATGAGTGGAATCCTTGGCTTCAAGGCCAAAGCCTCGCAGGGCTGCGCCAGCGAAATTAGCCGCCCTTCCAAGGTCGGCATTCACGGCAGCAGCGAACTGCAAAACTGTGCCCTGCATTTCCTTAATCTGTGTCTTTGTGAAGCCAAGGCGAGCGAGGGCCAGCTGGAGCTCAGTGACCTCCGAAGCAGTGAACTCAGTAACACGGCCAAGGTCTTCCGCAGCCTTCGACATGTCTTTGATGTCACGGATAGATGAGCCGAGGACAGAGGCAAGTTCTGCATTCTTCCTTTCGAAGTTCGCATTCAGCTCAACGGCGCTCTTACCGACACGTGTTACCGCGCTGATGGCTGCTGCAACCGACAGATACCTTGCTGCAAGTGTACCGAGAGAGTCTCCGAGCTTGCTCGATGACTTATCCAGAGAATCGCCGAAATTCTTGACCTTCCTTTCAGCCTGGTCAAGTCGCTTTTCGAGTTTTGCAACCCCCCTATCAACCGGGGCGTCATCGACTCCCATTACTATTTTCAGTTTGCCATCATCCATAGGTCTCGCTGAATGCTTTAATCAGTTCAATGTTATTCGGGTCGCCGGCGTCGAACCGCTCATACCCATCGTCATTCTTATCATCGTCCAAGTCGTAGCTTGGTAGCACCGCGCTGTACATCATCAGATTGTGATAGCTGAGCTTGTAAATCACGTATTCGAACGAGAGTCCGTAAGCCTTCGCTATCCCTCCGACTACTGACCAGATGCTGTCGTTTTCGTAGTCTCGCCCACTTCCCTTTCGCTTCCTACGAGATTTACCGTGCGGAGGAAAGTGGTAAGCGCGAAAAAATCCTCAAGCTCCGAATTGGATAGGATGGTTGTCACTGCATCATATATCTGCGTGGGAGAGAGCTGCAGCAGGAGGTAGTTCTCCAGCTTGATTACACTTTTGCGAAGGAAAAACGGCTTCCAACGGAATGGATTGCGGATAGCATCGGCGCCATAAAGAAGGATGGCCAGGATTCTCGCCACTTCACGTCCGCGAGTGCATCCTGCCAGTATTTCCGGGATTTTCTTCTCCGGGGAGAAAGACGGCATGGCAACGATATATTCTGCCACCATAGTCAGTGTGCCGAGTGTGACTCGCGGAACAACGAATTTCCGCTTGCCGACTATTACCGTCATCGGCGATTGAAGTAAGGCGTCAGCCACCTTTCCTTCGATGTTCTTCTTGCCCATAGTCAATGATGCTTCGTTTGTTAACAATCACGCACTTGCTGTTGTCAAGCCGCACAAGACAGTTGTCACCATTGACCTTTTCTATCGTACCGTGCGCAGTTCCGTTGACCGCTGGCCACGATATTCTGCGACCTATCTCCATAATCAGCAAGTGTGTTGGTCGCTCCGGGAGGACTCGAACCCCCGACCAAATCATCATCGGCGAAGTGGATTCCATGGAAAACCGACGATGCAAAGCTCTACCTACTGAGCTACGGAGCGATGGGTGCCGGGATTTGAACACCTCCCGGCGTAGGTGCGGTTTGAGGTTTAGAGGTCAACGGCAGTGTCGCCGAAGTCCATACCAACACCCTGGAGAGTGTAGGCATCGCCGGACTGGGCCTTGGTGGCCGTGATGGTGCCCCACTTCACAATCTTCCCGCTCTCAGGAGCAAGGGCATTGTGAGTGTAGTTCCAGTTGGAACCATCGGCGGCGTTGAAGGGGTCTTCAACGGACACAGCGGTGCGCTCGATGTAGAAGCCAGGGGCGCCGGTCTCCTCCGGAATGAGGGCCACGGCGTACTCGTGCTCTACAGTGCCATCGACATGCGAGATGGGCATATCGCGGTTGGCGAGCAGACGGATAGCATAGGCCAGCTCATAGGAGCTTTTCTTGTTCTTCCGTACTTCGGTCTCGCCTCCTTCAATCTTGCCCTCCAGCGCATCACCCTTGGTAGGGGTCAGCTGGGTCGAATCTTCTACGGGAGTGGGGATGATCTTCCACGCAGGGGTGGCCGCATTCAGATCCTTCACGAAAATCCTGGGCTTACCCCAAGACGGTGCTTTCTTCGTAGTAGGCATAATTCATTGACAGATTAAATGGTTTCACACACTATTCCTCGTCAGCCTCCTGGATGTGTTCGAGGCTAAGCCGATTGTTGATTACGCGCACATGGCGGTCATTGACCTTGAACACGTGCTGTGACTGGAGACGGATTTTGAATCCATCGAAAACATTGCTTTCGAGGGCTTGCATGAAGACACGGCACAGAGGACGGAGCCTCGGCTGGTTTTCAATCCATTCGTTTTCGCGCTGGACATCATGCACGAAAACATTGACATTGATTGCGACTTCCTGGCGCTGCTTGGCATCTCCATCAAGGATGGAAATCTCCACATCCTCAAGCACCGAGTTGTCCGGCCGGTTATCCTTGTAGATTCGGCCAGAAATCTCCGTATGGAGACCTTTCTCACGCAGAAGTGTGTAGATGGTGTCCTTTATTTCGATGTCAGTCAGTGCCATTGTCGTTCTCGTCAGAATGGATTAAACAAACCCACGTTTTAGCATTTAACTGGCCTCTGTGGAAGCCTTTCGCTTCGTACCAGCCAGTGCATTCCCCTTCGGCATTGTAGAGCTTGAGGGTCTGACCATAGCTGATTTCCGGAATGTCGGTATCCAAGTACACGATGTAGTCGTACACGATGTCCTTACCGACACCTACCGGGACTGTACGTGCTTGGCCGTTCGGTTCATACCTGCAAGGGTACTGCTCTGACCATTGCTCTCCACCCTGGATGTAGTCTCCGGTCTCCTCGTTATAGGAGCCGGGGACTACAGTCAGCAGGGAAATGGAATGCGGTCTGAATCGGACTGGAAGCATTGCGAATAGGCTTTCAGAGGTTAGTCTTCATCAATAGGCGTAACAGTCGGTATAGCCTCCAGGATAACGGACTCCGGCTCAAACTTCGAATAGATACGGTTTGCGATGCCAATGAGCGATTTCCTATCCGTGTAGGAGATACTTACGCCTCCTTCAGACACACTTGTTGGTGTTGTGATGAAATTAGCAATCATATCAGCTATCGCGAGACGGAAGTTCGGCGTTTTGCCAATCGCTTTCGTGTACTCATCGTTGAGCTTGATACCTCTATCCTCGGCAATCACTCCCAGTGTTTTTTGGGACACCGGGAATGATACCTTACTTTCGAGTGCAGTCCTTACATCCATAGGGCAGAGTCGGACTATTCAGCGGGTTCGCCACCGTTCCAGTTGGTGACGTACTCCGTATTGAGGAAGTTGACGGTGCTGCGGTTGATGAGCACGCACTGCACGTAACCTTCGGCCAGAGTGACCTCCAGCATCGGGTTGACCTGGGAGTAACGGGTCACCTTGTAGAAGGAGCCGTAGCTCTGCAGGGCCTCGGTGTTCCGCACCATGGGTACGGTCTTCCAGTAGGTCCAGCCCAGCTGGATGCTGGGAGCCAGGGTAACCACGTTCTCAGCCCAGGGCTTGATGGTGGTCACATTGCCTTCCTTGTCCTCGATACCGGCTTCGGTCTCAATCACCACGATAGTGGGATAGCCCTGGGAACGCATGAAGGCGTTCACGGCTTCGAGGGTCACGGAGTTCTGGGTCAGGATCATCGACTTGCCGGTGAGGGCGTTGTAGCCGGAGAGCTTCTGCATGGTGGCCTTCTGGGCGCAGAGGTGCTCGAAAGCAGCCTGCTCCATGATGGCGTAGCGGAGGGTCTTGCCGAGCTTACGCATCGCTTTGTAGCGATTGGCGATGTCGGAGATGCCGTCGGCCTGGTCGTGGTTGCTCCATACGACGGGAACGCCGTTGAAGTTCTCGGCAGGCACGTTGAAGTTGATGATGTCGGCGGTGGCGTTCTCGCCGTCGATGACGGCCGGGAAGTCCTGGACACCGTGGGAGCCGATTCGGCAGGAATCGACCTCAATCTTGGTGTCCATACCCTCGTTCACATACGCGACATCGTCGTAAATCATGTCAACGAGCTCCATCTTTGCGGAGTTATCCTCGCCTTCCGGCAGGGATGCAACGATGGCTTCGAGGTCGTTGTACTCGTTGATGACTTCTTCGTCCTGCTCACGGGAGATGGCCACCTTGCCGAGCTTGCCGCTCCAGGAACCCACAGTCTTGCGGGTCTTCACCGGAGCCTTCACGTTGAAGGCAATCTTATCGGCGGAGATGGGAACACCCTCCTTACCTGCCAGGGACTTGATGTCGAACTTGGAGGTAGGACGGAGCGGGAAGAACGTGGGCCATACCTTACCGGCACCAACCTCGTAGGAATCGATCTCAGCCTGCATGGAAGGCTGGTCGATGTCGAAAATGGGCTTATGCATATCAGCCATAGTAAATTCTCCACTCCTTTAGGGTTAAACCAGGGAAATGCCCTTCATCATGTCTGCGATTTCCGCAGGGAAAAGGGCGGTCTCTTTGCGAACGTTGGCGCCGTTCACGAGCTTGGCCAGCTCATCGCCGCAGTTGGCGGGCAGGAACGTGCCGAGCACGAAAACAGGGGCAACCTTGGGTTCGGCAAGGACTGCGGGGTCATCGCCGGAGGCTTCAGCGGAAGCGGCCTTAGCCTGGTACAGAACTGCGCCTTTCTCGACTGCCACACCGAGGGTGGCGGTCAGAATGTCGTAGTCTGCGTGGGTGGTATCGATGGCGGTGATGGCGACGGCAACGCCGCTCTCGCCAACTCCGGAACCGACAAATTCACCAACGGCGAAGCCGTGGTCCTTGGCGACCTTGATGGTCGTGGATTCTGTGGTGATGGCTTCCACGAGGCGAGCACCTTTGAGGCACACGCCGTCAGCGGAAACAGCCAGACCGGGATGACGGTCATAGGCTGCGTTCTTAACGAGACCACCACCAACCTTCTCGGCGAAGATTTGGTCGAAGATGACCGGCTGCTTAGCCGGGGCTTCATTGTAGTGGAAATTCTTGTCCATCTTTGAACAGAGTGTTAACGGTTAAACTTTGCCGTCGCACTGCTGCCTACTTCTTTGGTTCGAGACCACGGATTGAGGCACCAGGCTGTCCGGCTTTCTTTCTGCGCTCAATGCGAGCATTGACTGCCTCACTGGGTTTGTCTCCGGTAGGAGTTCCAGTCTTGGGAGGACGCACACTTGTGAGAGAGCCAATCTTGAGCTTCTTGCTCATAGCTTCCCAACCTTCTTTGACCTCGGCTACGAATGAGTCAACATCCTCCTGCTTCTCGAACTTCTTGCCTTTCAGCATCAGTCCGTAGTAGGACTCGTCAACACCTTCGAGGGCAGCGATGGCTTTTTCGCGGAGAGTGGAATCCGTGCGTTCGCTGACCAGGCGTTTGTTCTCGGATTCCAGCTCGGAGATTCGCTTTTCCTGGTCGGCCTTGTACTGTTTGAACCATTCCGGTTCTTTCTTCTCGGCCTCCTTACGGCGCTCCTCCTCTTCCTTCGCTTTGCGTGCGGCTTCTTCTTTAGCCTTGCGCTCAGCCTCCTCTTCCTCCTTAGTCTTGGTGGGATGGTCTTTCTCAAATTGCGCCTTCAACCGTTCGTATGACCGATTGGCCGCACTCTGTGAAAGTTTCAGAAATGGAAGATGGTTGTCAACTACTTTGTCAACTTCTTCCTGGGTTGCTTCTTCTGGATGAAGCTTTGCGATGTTTTCGCTGGCTTCCCTGAGTTCTTCCTCACTGAACCCGTACGAAGCTGCTTTCGGTTTCAGTGCATCGAGGACTTGTTGAGTCTCCATAAATTTACTTTCGTTAAATTTTTAATAAAAACTGGGGCGGCCACACGAATCGGAGACAGCCCCAGCGAAGTAAGTTTTACGAGACTTAGCCTGCGAATCGGGTAGCTCGGCGCAAATATAAGCAAAACCGTTGCGATTTGCAACGGTTTTAGGGAAAATTTTTTTCGCTTCCTTCCGAAAGCAAGAAATCCAAATAACCAACAGACGGTCAGAACGACCTAATTCGCAGACTCGCGTGGAAGCTCTCGAATCTTCCCTTTGATGCTATCTCTGGACTGGAGGAGCGATAACATTGAAATCAGTTACGACCACCTCGTAGCCGTACCTCTCCGTTCCGTCCTGGGCAGTGAACTTATAGTTTCGGATTCGCCCGACCACGCTGACATTGGCCCCTTTCTCGATGGTCTCTACACTTTCCATCTGAGGATAGGGCTGCTGCCAAACGATGCAGTTGAACCACTGGACGTCAACTATCTGATTGCCATCCTTGTCATTGTAAGTGCGCTCTGTGCAGAGAGAGAAGCGACATGCCTTACGATTTCCATAGGTGGATACTTCGGCGCGACCCACCACCCCGCGCAATTCGATTTTGTTCAAATATTCCATATCAGTTCTGTACTTTATACGTTCTTTCATCAGAGAATGAGAACCAGCAGCCGTTTCCGATGACAACGACATCTGTAAGGCTCATCTGGACCGACCGGAGCATATTGGTAATGCCGGCCACCGATTCAATCTCCTTGGATGTCGGCTCCGGTGTGTTACGTGCAGTATCATAGACGAGAATGACTGACCTGCAGTCCGGATTGTCAATGGCTTTGACGACCGGCGAATGATAGTCGGCCAGCAGGTCTCCGACAGTGTGGTCTGTGCCGATGACCTCGTACTGGGAGTTGAGCATGACTGCCGAAATGATTCCGGCATCGTGATTCTGGTGATACCGACCAACCAGGTCGAACACGTTCTTGGAGCATGTAATCTTTTCCATCTACTTAACCTCCGCAATCTTGGTTAATTCATCAACGATACGGCGCCATTCTTCGGTGCGCCAGACGAGATTCTCCTCTGCCTTATTGGTGCCTGGGGCTGTGATGATGTCAATGGCATCCATCAAGTCATTCGGAGCATAGACATTGGATGGGAGCAGGCTGGCAGTCTGAATGGCCAGCTGGAAGGGCATCAGGAACTTCGAGAAGTCCGACTTTGAGAACTGATAGACATCGTAGCCGGATACTCCGTATGGACTGCGAATGCTTCCGTCAAGACCCAGCTCTCCGATAATGCAGAGTGAGCTGGTCATGTACTTCGTTTCTATCTGGCCGGATGCCAGCAGGAGCGCTATTGCAATCGGGAGGTCGAAGCCGGAGCCGAACGCCGTGGCATTGCCATAGACCGACTCAATGACGATGACCACCTTCTTTCCTGGGATGCGATAGCCTTTGGCCTCGATGGCGGTAACTGTGCGTAGCAGACTTTCTTTGACGGCCTGGTCTGCGAGACCGATAAGGTGGATGCCGATGCCGGGCGCGACCTCGCAACTGACTTTGAATTGGCGGTAATGCTGGCCGATTCTGATGACTGAGTGAACTATTGCTTGCATAACTTTCTTACTATTTGTCATTATAAACTCTGATACCGAAACTACCGAGATAGCGCTGGAATTCTTCCTCGTCTCTGCAAAGCCCGTGAACATCTACGATGGCTTCCTTCATCTGTCCGTATAGGATGGAGTTCGAATGATAGCTCTCCGCGAGAACGATGAATCCTCCGTCTTCATAGGGGCGAGCAGTGATGAGGCCATCCTCATCAAGACCGAAGACTTCGATATGCCCAACTTCATCCATCTTAAGGACATAGGCAATCAGCCGGACGATGTGCTGGTATTCAGAATCGAAGGCGACCTTTGGCTCATTGAACTGAACGGTCTGCATTGATACTAAGTTCATGGCTACTCCTCCGCTATCTTTTGCCCGGCCTTGGTCTGGCGGTTATCCTTGAATGCATCCGGCTCAATGATTTCCCAAACCTTGCAGCAAACTCCGATGACGATCATCCATAGGATGCGTTCGATGACGAACCAGGCGCCGGAGAATACGCCAAACATCTTGTCTGCCCAGTTGTACCATTCTTCGGTAGGTTCTCCTACCACACCGCAGAATGCGTAGAATCCGATGAGGAATAGAGCCACTTTCAGCAGGCCCTTTCCGATTGTGATAACTGTCTTCTTCATATACTTACTTTCTTATTTGGTTCTTACTTCGTGAGGGGGTGAGCGATCAGTCGCTCGTCAAGGTCATCGGCCCAATACTTCAACAGACCGTGAAAGTGCTGAGCCACATTCCATAGATTCAAGCGGCCCTCTACCCGCATCCCTATCGTATCTATCCATCCGTGCTCGAATGGGTTGTAGCCTTCGTTCAGCTCCTCATCGCTGGCCTTGAACGTGACATACCAAACGTGGAGCAGTATCTCCTTGACCTCCAGCCTGGTCTTCATGGCTTCGTAAACTTCCTTCTTCATAGCTCAATATCTTTTGTTTTGATAGCGACTTTCACCGTGTCCAGCAGGTTCATTCTGATGGTCTTTGGCGTTGCATATCCTTTGCAAAGACCGTTGATATACAGCTCCATCGTCCGGTCTTCCATATCGACTATTTCAACTCTGATTCGATTGCCTTTCTTGCGAAGATAGAAGGCAGCATTGGTATTGAGCACCTCCGGGCGAGTCAAGCTCCCCCCGGTCTTCTCTGCGTATTCCTGCATGGGAATCGTATAGCTCCAGACATCAGCGAATGTGAACATGTCTCGTCCTCCTTATTTCAAGATGCATACAATAGCGTCCTGCAACTCCGGACAGAACTGACGGCTACTAAGAATGGACATACCCATCTCCAGAATGGCATCTTCTTCGTCTTCTTCTTTGAGTGTAAACCAAGACCGGGGAGCGCCGGTCTCTTTCATTGCGCCGGCGATGAACCGCTCAGCACTTTCTTTGCTTTTGAACTGGAGTGGAGCCTTACGGCCTTTCAGATAGACTTTAGTCTTCATAACTTGCTTACTTTCGTTTTGTTGTTGGTGTTATTTGGTACTGTAAAGATAGTCATTATTTGGGAATTATCCAAATTTAATCGCTTAATTTACAATAAATTACACAAGTTTTTTGCAGTCAGACTTTAGGCCGAGAAGATGAGTTGTCCGACCATTTCGGACAACTTGACCGGAGCCTCAAACAAGTCCGGGGACTAAGATGGGACCAAGTTGCCATGATTCCATGAAAAACGGAGGCGCACTTCACAGCGGGCCTCCGAACCAAATAATAACCAACTGGAAAGCAAGTTCCAGAAGGGCTTGCAGCAGCCGCTCCAGGGTGGCGAATTTTTTAGTGTTCAGTTTTTTCGCACCTGGGCGACTGACGGGAAATCACAACTTATTCATTATTAACTAATTAACATTTAACCTCTTTACTCTATCGGCCTAATCGGCGGTCAATCCCAGTAGGCATTGTTGGTCACGGTCAATCCTCCGAAGGGTGTTCCCCCGTACATGGAGCATTCCAAAGCCGTTCCAGTCATGTACGAAATCTCATCCGGATTGAACTGGAGAAAGTCGCGGATGTAGAGCTCAACGTTGTTCTCATACTTCTCGGCAATTTCGTTTTCGTCTGCCTTGACGAAGACCACCTCTCCTGCATTGTGGTCGAGGATGCAAATATCTATCATGGCTAAAACAGGTTTTCTGACTTGTCACACATGCTGGCAGAGAGTTTCCTCTTGTTCCAGTACAACTTCATGAAGCGCTTCTTGGCCTTTTCTGCGGCCTCCTGGTAGGTGTCTGCCTTGATATTGAAGAAGACATCGCGTGTGCCGGTATCTTCGACGGCCACCGTGTAGCTGTATTTCTTTTTCTGAGCCATAGCTATTTGATTTCAATAACGGCCTCCTTCCACCGATTGAGCAGGTCCTGCATCATGGCCTTGCAATCCTCCATGTCTTTGATGACTTCTCGCGGATCATCAGGCGCACCGTTAATTCCGTGGCCATCCACTGTCCATAGGGAGGCTTCATAGAACGGGTCGTAGCCTTCGATGTAGTCCTCAAGGCGTTCTATCATCTCCTGGGGCGTTTTCTTTTCAAGAATGATGGTGCAATTAAAGTCCTGCCCCTTGGGACTGAATTTCTCCATGTTGTAGTCACACATAGATTCGTTGCCGTCCATAAAGACTTTCCATCCAAGTTCCTCGGCAATATCCGTCAGTCTTGCCATCCCATTGCGCTTGAAGGCGAAAATCGGTTCGACGTCGAGGGCCTTACAGTAATCTGCAAGCATAGTGAGAGTAATAGTCTCGGTACGACTATTTTCTATTTCCGAGATTCTTGAACGTGAAGTGCCAATCCGGCGGGCTACCTCTGTGATGGTAAGGCCCTGGCGCTCACGTTCCTTTATGAGAGCGGAGAGGACTCTTATTCTTAATTGTTCCGAATGCATGCTTCCCATATCGCTATCCCTTTAATATGTCCCACAATTCAAGGATTACCACATTCTCTCCGAAGAACCACCATTTGAAGATAAACGCATCGTCTTCGTCTTCGAGGTCTGGGAACTGGAGGAAGTTTCCGGATTCCCAATAGCATCCCTGGGCTTCTTCCTCGGCCCACTCCTTGAATGACTCTGTGGTGTTAACATCCTTCCATATGTTTTCAACGGACGGGCGTACGCGCTTATCAAGGTATTCCTCGTCATTGAACGTTTCCGGAAGTGCGTCATTCACCTTTCCGAACTTCCACGTGAGGTTCGGCTTCTGCATGAACGTTTCGAGGGAGACCTGGGGCAAGCCAAGTGAAGTCAGACCTCTATTCAAGTCCTGCAGATAGCCGTTGGCGGGGTCACGGAATTTCTTCACATCGATTTCTTTTCGCACGCTCCATAAATCCGGGTCATCCACTTTGTCGGTTTTGAGCCTCCAGTGTTCGAGAGGAAGGCTTTCCAAAGCGGCCCAGTTTGCGAGTGTCTGCTGGAGATGGGTTGCAGATTGAGCGACCGTACTGAGGTCGTAGAGTGCCGTTTGGCTGAATCGGATACTACTCATATTACCTTCTGATAACGCCGCCTCCTTTGCGCAGCTTTTCGGTTGCTTCCTTATCAACAGTCAGGCACTTCATGGGGATGACCGGTTCGAAGACCTGCACTTTGTTGCCGGGCAACTCTATATTACCGTACTTGACCTTGGCATAGCTGCCGAACAGACCTATGACCTCCGCAAGCTGGCCATCGTGCCGAGAGCCGGTGCCATGAATCTTTACGGCCATGCCAACCTTGATTTCACTGTCCTCCGTGACTTTCAAACTCCTAATCATTGCGAACCCTCCTCTGGATTACGTGGAACGTGATGCCAGGATATTTCTTTTTCAGCTCATTCAGTGCCTTGCCGACCTCCGCCACCTGGTTGTCTTCGAAAGTCTGCTCGTCCTCCCACTTATGGGTGCGAGTGTCTCGGCGCTGAATTACGATGATGGTCTTCTTCTTGCTCATTTTGCGTAGTCGTATTGAAATTCGAACTTGATGCCTTCCGGCAGGAACACCTCGTCATCCCAGTCGGAATGATCGTCCTCGCTGACCGAATCCACAAATGCCTGGAACTCCTCGCGTGTCCAGTGCTTGCAGTAGTGAGCGAAGCGCTCCTCCGTGTGATTGAACACGACCGTATTCTTGTGCGTGTAGTAGATGATATTGTCAACGGTGCCGAGGCGGTCAAAGATGTAGAGAGAGACGGCCTTGTCAAGCACTGCCTCCTGCATTACCTTATCGTATCTGGAGACAATTCGGTCGCGCTCTTTCTCAAGTTTCTCGATGCGGGCCTTCTCCTCGCGTTCTGCGATGGCTTCTTTTTCCCAGTAGCCTTGTGCCAGGAGTGTCTCGACCTCTTGGCATTCTTCATCCGTGAGTGTGAGTGTGCGCTCCTCCTCCGGCTTGTATGGATTGACAAAGGTATCGCCGGACAACTCCTCCAGGTGCTTGATGGCGGCATCGGCCGCTTTCTGCCAGCGGTCAACGATTCCCATCTTGAAAAGCTGATATTTGAAGTACCGCTTGTCCGCAGAGAGCTGCATGGCCTCGGCCTTGCTGATGTGGAGATAATCGGCAGCTTTTTCTGCCCCCCCCCTCCTTCAACCAGTAGATGCCGTTCTCGACGGCATACATCGGAACGCCGTGGCAGTTCGAGAGATGCAAGGCAACAAAATCCTTGAACTCCGGGAAATGCTTGAGGATGGTGTCGTGGATGCATCCTCCTTCATTATGAATCCATCGGCCGTTTTCCTTGATATAGGTTTCTCCAGTGATGGCAAAATCACAATGACCATTGTGGCATTCATCATCGAGTCGGATTTCCACGACAATCTTCTTTCTGGAAGTCTCCTTCGTGGCGATGTGCATGATTCCGGTTTGTGTCTTCATGGCCGTTCCTCCTACTCGTTATTCATACCGGCAATCACGAACACCGTGTAGAGTGCAGTGATGGGAGTGACCTGGCAGACAGCCCCGTCAGAGAACTCCTTGTCCTGGAAATACGAGGCGAGGCCGTCGATGACCTCCTCCCGGCTGTTGGCATTCTTGTTGATGAAAAACTCAGCCTGGTCTTCTTCCTCCTCCAGATAGAAGGACGGCTCCGGGCGGTCTTCTCCTTCGACCCATTTCTTGGCGCCGAAGATTTCGGATAGGCGGGCGATGGCCTCCTTCCGTGTGATTTGAATTTTGCTTGTCTCCATAAATACTTACTTTCGTTATTGGTTATTACTTGTCTTCTATCTTGTAGCATTCGTAGCTATAATGCCAGTGATTAGCTTCGCACTTCCGCTGGACGATCTCGAACTGCTTCTCCAGGAACCAGGTCTTTGATTCAGCAGCGATGACAGTGAGAGTAATACCGCCATCATAATTTATCGGCATCTGAGACTTAACGAGAATCCGTGCCAGGTTGCTAAGCTCTGCGAGCGGTGCCTTGATGTAGTGTTTGTATATCTCCATCACTGTCTGAAATCAAAATACTGCTCGGCGCAAGCCTCGATAGTTTCCGGCTCAGCATCAACGATGCTTTCGTATATCCAGCCCTCCGGTGTGTCAAGATAACCGTCAATGACCTTGACCTCATAGGTTGCAGGATTGACGGCAAACTCATACACTTCCGGGATGTCATCCTCGTAGGCTTCTGCCAGTGCGTTGTAGATATTGTCGCACAACTCCTTGAAACGATTGTACTCGGACTGCTTCATCTTGACGCCCTCCTTCCTTTAGTTTGATTACGGCGATGGGCCTTTTTCTTCTTGCGGGTATCTTTACCTATCCCCACCCGATATTCGTGATGCTGATTCGGGAGCGAATCAGACCAGGCTTGAGCTACGCGCTCGATGTCTGAGAACCTCGTCATGACTGCTCCTCCTATTTCAGAACGAACTTGATAGCATCGCAGCTTTCCGGCTGGAAGATGTTCAGCTGCCGGTCATCGTAACCCATGCTCCGGAGAGCATAATACAGAGAGTAGCGGAGGTCGCTGAGCTGTGCTTCGAGAATCGACTGGGTGTCGTAATACGTGTAAATCGTATTCTCCAGCTCCTCCCTTTCTTCGATGGGAGTTTCAGCGCGACGGCCTTTCAGCATTTCGCGATACTGTTCAGTGTGGGAGATTTCCTCTTTGTGAGCCTCGATCTGGGCTTTCAGATGTTCAATAACGGTCTTCATAAACTTACTTTCGTTGAGTTGTTATTTGGTATTGCAAATCTAATCATTTTTTGGGAATTTACCAAATAATAACGCATTTATTTACAGATAGTTATGCGAATTTTTGACGCATCAAAATCCGCAAGAATGAGAGGCACGAAAAGACGGAACACAGCGCGTTTTTCCTCCGGTATATCGTCCTCTGTCAAGCACCGACATATCAGACCTCCAAGCGAGATTTGCATCGCTTCTGCGAGCTTTTTGAGGTGTTCCTGCGTGGGAAAAGAATAGCCCTTTTCTATGCTCGACAGGGCGTTGGACGAGATGCCGGCCATAGCGGCGAGCTGCTTCTGCTTGAGGTGGCGCTCCTTTCGGACGAGCCGGATGGTCTCTCCAAGTTCTGCCATGACATCAGAAGTCAAGAGAGAATACCCAATCCTTCAAGGAGCCGAAGTCCTTGCATTTCTTCGGGACTTTCAACGTGCGCTGGTGGCAGATGATTACCAGGGCCTTGCGGCCAGGCAACAGATGGCACTCCATGAACTTCTGTGCAAGTTCCTTGTTGAAACGAGAGATGTCAACCGGATGCGTCTTGATGAGTATCGGCGCCAGGTCTGACTTGACTGAGCAGGTGAAATTATCCATATATCTGGATTTAGTTAAGGATGAAACTCATGTCGTACTTGGAGAACGGGTCTTCTACGGAGCCAGCTGCATGGCAGTTGAGAATGGCCGAGAACTTGTAGCTTCCGCATTCGATTTCCATCTTGTATTCTTTCCACTGAACACCGTCCGAGTTCTTTCTGTACCCACCGTTCTCGCACCAGACATCAACGTTGCATCCATTCTCACAGAGAGCATCGATGACATCGTTTTTGCCTTGCCACCATTCATCGTAGTACATCTTGGAAGTGAGCGGGCTGATGGAGCGGTAGAGTTGGTTCTTTGCTCCGGTCTTTGTCTGATAATTTGCAGCTTTCATCTTACTTGCTTTCGTTAGAAGTTGGTGTATTATTTGGTACTGTAAAGATAGGCATTTTATTTGGATTTACCAAATTTAATCGCTTAATTATCAATGATTTATGCAATTATTTTTCATCGCGTAGCCTGGCGGGAATTTACTCGCCTTACTCGGATTTTACTTACTCGAAAAGATTTACTACCTTTGTATCTACAAGCAAGTTAGAGAGATGAAAGAAGAATTTACAACAGCAATGCACGAGGAACTCATCGGAAAGGAGATTCCTCATAGCGACCTTCTTATCGGCAGTGTTTACGGAGCAATCAAAAACGGCGTAAAGAAATCTGATGCGCTTGCAAAATACGGAGTATCAGAATCTGAGTACGACCAAAATATCCATCGTGTCTTATACTCCGTTTAGATAGCCCCTCAAGTATGACATCGCTTTCGGATCATCGAGAAACATTACTCCGTCCCAGCTACTTCCATACAAAATAGCCTTTGCTCCAGGAATCTCCGCAAATAAGCGCATCGGGAAAAGACCTCTATGGTCGATATAGTAGCTATCGTACGCCTTCTTGAAAGCTATACCAAGTTCAGTATTTTCTGCTTCTGCAAGACTGATAAACGCCCTTGCCGTTTTGCTATCGGTAGAGAATCCATATCTCGCCCAGCAATAGCCACCCACATCAATATTTGCACGTAAGTCAATCCGGCTGAATTTCGACCTCTTATACTCATTAAGGAACACATTGAAGACCTTCTTAGATGCACCCTTACCTTGAAACTGGGTTGCCAATTCAAAGCTTTGGTGCTCTACCCTTATCTCACCATCAAGCATAGAGAACTGGCGTTCCAATCTGAAATAATCTCCATCAAGAGTCAATCTAAAGGCATTCTGACCATCTACAACCACACGTTTGAAAGACGCTCCGAATCCATATTCGTCATAGATTGACTGCATACCTCTCTCAATTCGAGGGAGATTAAAATGCGACAGAGGTACACAAGACTCGATGGCCTGCAAAGCATCCTTTCCAACAAGCTGTTCGCCAGAATTTGTTTTGAAAGCATATCCGGAGGAAATCATCGACTGCACAGATTCAATACTCCATGAGAAACTCTGTTGCGCTTCTTTAACGATAGCATCTACAACTGCCTTATTGTCTTTGATGAAGTATGGGAGAGACCCTCGCATCTCAGCTTGCGTGATCCTATCACTGTTGTCCGAAACCCAATCCTTGAAGTTGCCAGGCACATCGCTGATATAATTCTTCGACTGTGTTGTATCGTAATCTTCTCCATTGATGTAGGCCAGTGTCCTCGCCTCCATCTCCTCATCGGAAATCAGAATCGGCACCATGTAGCACCGGCAGTTCGGATGCCACCCATTCCACTTAAAGTCCTTTGGGTAACGTCCGGCCAGCGAAGCACACACCGGGCAATCGTAAGGATGGTTACTCCTCTTGATCTCAATACCGACAACATAGTCTTTCTCCAGATAGCTCAACTGCTCCGCGTTCCGGTAGGCCATGTTAATCTCCGTTCTGGCCAGGCGCTTTGCATTCTTGAAGGAGCTTCTGTAAACACCCTCGCCGGGGTTGTAGGCAGCGGCATTCTTCGACAGATGGAGCATCCCAAACTCATCCCGCACCCTGCGGAACAGCTTACTCGGCTCATTCAGCAGTTCCTTCATGGATTCAGCCAGTTCGTCCGCGCTGGTGCCACTGGCTATGGAGCGGGCCAGTTCCGCTTCTATACGGCTCTGATTTGCAAGATTCCAAACCCTTGAAGAGAGATTGAGACCGCCAATCTGACGGGTCTGGAAAGCCTTTAGCGCAGTTTCATGATTGTTCAGATGCTCACCAACCATCGAAGCCTTCAATTCGTCCGCAGAGATGCCCAGCTTCTTCATCCGGGAAGTGAGGCCGGTCTTCTGCATCACATACTCCAGGATACCGTCATTCGCATCCTGCGTACCATGCGCCCACTCGGCTGTGGTCCCAGTGATAATGGTTTGCCCCATACCGCGAGCGAGGCTGGCAACAAGGTTGTCAACCTCCCTCTTGATTTCCGGATAGTCGGAGAAATAGAACTGGCCGTCCTTTTCGCGGTCGTAGGATACACTTGTGGACAAGGAAATGAATCGACCAGTAGCCTTTCTCATTAGCGACTCAATGCGCTTGACATACTGCTCGATTCTCCTTAGGTTAGCGGCACCTAATCTCTGATAGCTGCCTTCGAGACTCATTACTCAGCACCGGGGAAAAGTTCGATCTGACGTTCGGTCTCGGACTGCGCTGCTGCTTCCGTCTCAATCTGCTCATAATCAGCCTCCGGGTCTTCCACCAGATTGGCCTCCATGACAGAAGCCTTGTGGGAGATGATGGCCTTGCCACCGTTCGCTTTCGTTAGATTGTTGATGTCGGTGGTCGTGTCGTTCTGAATGAACGGCGTGATGACATGCTTGCATGTGGTGGTATGGACAAACGGCATCCACTCCGGGTTCTCATGTGCAACGATGGCCTTCACCACCTCAAACTCGCGGTCAAGGAACTCGATGATGTCATGGGATTCCTCCTTCACCTTGAGGTGTGCATCCGTCAGCAGGGTCTTCCTGGCCTCGCCGGACTGGGCACCAAGTCCCTTTATGTTCTCCAGCGAAAGGTCCGGAAGCTGCGTTACTTCGCAGTTGATTTGCTTGAGCATGTCCACATGGGTCTTGCTGTCAGAAGTGGTCAGAGCCGGAGCTACGAGGTCAAGGTCACCTCCCTGCTCCAGCTTATACACCTGGCGAGATGTATCGCCGACTGGCATGTCACCTTCAATCGTACCCATGATTTTCAGAATAGGCGTAGAGTTTTTCCGGATATTGTCAGAGTTACGACTGAGGGTAAACTCAATATCATCACGGTTCGTAGAGATACCGTCATAGATGGGAAGCGGACGGCACAGATAGATGGCCGGGATTTTATTTATGTCAATATCCACATCCTCCAGAATCCATTCGCTGCCCTCCTTTGTGAAATAGTAGGCTTTCTCTGCCGTAAACGCATCGAAGTGGTCCACACTATCGGCATCCCTATATTCAAAACTGAGGACGATAAGGTCATCCATATCGTCAAAGTACGGATAAATCTTTGCGGAGGTTATTTTCGAATACTTTTTCGGCATCGGCGAGAAACTCCTGCAGCGAATCTTGGACTTGGTGCTGAATCCATACCTATTGTGCTCCTCTTTGCCCTCTACGACAAACCAGAACGTAGCGCATTCGCACCCGGCAAAATATGCGTAGAATCGCTTCGCATTCACACCATCGATGCGAACGTATTCATACACCTTGTCAATGGCGTTCTGGAAAGCTTTTTCGCTATCGTTGGACGGTTTGCTGTATCGGCGCTTTACCGGGATGGAGAATGCCATCTGGTTCATGCGACGGGCAGCAATCATTTCGGCAGGATAGACGAGCTTGGCCGGGACTTCCTTCTTGGCATTCTTTACTTTGACCCTCGGACGGCGAGACGGGTCTGCGATGATGTCGTGCAGCTTCGGGACAAAGTTCTTTTCCAGCTCGCCCCATGACGGACAATCCTTCCCCTGGCTGGATAGGATTTCCATAATCTTCTCCGGCTTCAATCCTCCTTCAAAGATTTCTTCAAGAGACTTCATAACTTACTTTCGTGAATTGGTTAACCGATGCAAAGATAATAAATTCCGTTTCAAAATGAAACGCTTAGTCCATATCTTCTTCAATTTCCTCGACCGACAGCCCCTTGCTGTCCTTCACCGGATAGAAAGTATTGCACAACGCATCCCACTTATCTGGCGAGCGGCCAAGCCTTTCCTTGATGTCCTCCTTCTTCTCTATGAGGATGGAGCCGGTGCTGGTAAACGACCACTTGATGGCCGTCGCTTCCTCCAAAAGCATATCATCTGGCGGCAACATGGCACCAGTCTTGTTCTTCGGATTGAGCCAGTCTCTCACACACCAATGCAGATATGCCCTCATATTGGCAAATTTGTACTGTCCGGTTTTATCGGACAGTCCGTTGGCGCCCTCGCTGAACTTACACGAATAGGCATTCTTAATATTCAGTTCCTGGAGCCGAGAGTACACGCCGGCGCCTTCTCCGATGGTATCAATCAAGGCCCGCGACTTCTTCTTGCTCTGATGAAGGCCGTTGATAGTCATTCCGGCAACCTTCATGTGGTCGGCTTTGCCACCCGACTGATGCACCTGGAATCTGGAAACGTAGTTGTCGTAGCGGTAGCATAAGTTGGAGCTATCACGGCCCATACCAGCCACATCAACACCAAGGTCCAGATCCTCATCCGGAATCCAGTCATCGCCCATCTCCTCCTTTTTCTCCTTCCATCTCTCCTGGGCAAGAGTGACCCACTCGTAAGGGATGAGGCAGTCTTCGGAGGCGCGAGGGAATAGCCCAAGCACCTTTACACGGAAAAGGTCATTTGGACGATACAGCCCACCTTCCCATTTGAAGTCTCCCTCGCCCTCATTGAAGTCATCCGGGTTGTAGATAGGGGTACACCAGTTTTCAACCTTATCGGCCACCCAGCGATAGTCCACCTGGCCGGGGAAAATCATCTGCTTCCTCACGACATTCTCTGCATTCAGAGAGTTAAGCCGGAAGTGCTTGAATCGGTCAGAGGACATGGCCTTGGCCGCATAGCCGGAAGTGATATTCGGGTTAAACACCAGCAGCAGCCGTGAATCGCCCTGCAGGTTACCTTCTATGGCATTGTACACCGTTTCCGAGATACCGGATGCTTCCGTCACGGCGAACATGATGTGGACGGCATGGAGACCGGACCAAGACTCTGTTTCCTCCGCTGCCTTGAAGCCGGTCAGAAACCATTCCTCATACGGAGTCTTAATCTTCGAGGACTGGAGTATGCCAGGAAGGAATCCGGCCCGGCGGTAGAGCCTGGAGATTTCCGGCATCATGATGTTATACACCTGCCGGCCGGTAGGCGCAGTCATGATGACCTTCGTATTCTCAACCAGCTCTCCCTTCTTGTTGAATCTGGGGGTCAGATATAGAAAGCAGAGGCATCCGCAGGCCGAGACAAAATCCTTGCCCCTTGAGGTCCCGGATGCCACTGCTGTCATCGGATTCGTTTGGAGGGATTCGATGATGGCTTGCTGTTCTTTGTCAAGACGAGCACCAAGCACATCCCGGACAAACTTGTTCCAGTCTGCCCGCCAAGACATCATGTATTTCAGTCCTTTCTCGTTTACCTCCATTTCTCATAGTCGTACTCTATCGGACGATTCCTCGATACAGATAGTCGCGCAGCTCCGGCAAGGTCATCTTTCCGATGCCAAGGTAGTCAAGGCTGTACTTCGATGTGGCTCTGAGGTCTTTCTCATGGAAGGCAGAACCAATGACGATCATCGAATCAATGACCGGAGTTGGAACGCCGAACTTCGCGCCCAGCTCGCTGTAAATCTTGCATCCGACCGGAATGTCCTCCGTGATGTAACGGTGGTTGATATTGTCCGGTCCAGTATTGCCTTCATCGCACGGCTTGTCCAGAGGGAACACCACATTGTCCCTTCCGCTGGCATCAAGGCCCATGTACTCTGCCGTGAGGATGCTGCGCCGGGAGAAGAACTGCTCGTACTCATACTCCGGGTACTTGATACCGATAGCATCGGCAATAGCGCACTCCTCTTTGTAGAACCGGTACTGTGTTCTGCAGATGGAAGGGCAAAGGCCATGCGAGTACATGGAATAGCTGCCGGGGGCATTCCCGTACACTTCCCAATTCTCCATGCTTGAAACGCCAAGCAATGACGCAGGGACATGGATAACCGGGTTCACATTGGAGAAACCGATGTCAAGCATCGTATCGCCGACCACCGGACCGTCCCCCTTTGTCACAGACTCCATGCACGGTAGATAGTCCACGGAATCCATGAACGTTGCAATGTCCGTCATCGGAAGGCAAGCACCGCGAAGACTGATGGCCCGATACTTAACACCAACATGGTTGGTCCAGAATCCGGCCACCTTCTCTATCCTCGTGCCGTAAGGAGCGGAAGACCATCCTCCAACGATAACATCCTTTGTACAACCGGCTTCACGCATCAGTTTCCTGAGCAGCAAGCTCGCGTAGTTGTCCGGGAACGTGTGGATAATCATTCCGTCCTCCAGCAGCGGGACGAGTTTCCGCAGGTAGTCTTCGTGGGCAAGCGCAGGGACAGAGATGAGTATGAGCTTTGCTCCTCTCACCGCCTCGGCCATGTCGTTCGTAACGACATCAAGAAATGCACGGCCAGAACGTTCGAATCCATACAGATTGCGCTGGATACCGTCAAGCAGGATGCCGGTGCGCTCTACATACTGGATAGACTTCGGGCTACGCGAGTACAGACGGACCTCGCGGCCGGCCAGCTTGCAGTCAGCAGCGAGTGTCTTTCCGACGGCGCCACCACCGAGTACGGCGATGGGGCAGTCTTTCAGATAGGTTAAATTCTTCATCATAAACTTACTTTCGTTATTTGGGTACTATTATTCCGGATTATCCGGGAGTTTCTTCATCATCTCCTCGAAGGGATTCAGCTGGACCTTGTTCTCCACCGTCTCCACATAGCCACGTTCTTTACCCTTCGTCTTTAAGAAGAAGATGAGGCAGGTATCGTTCCCCGCATCTATCTTCTCTATGAGCTTGGACTCTGCCCAGTCAATCAGAGACTCGTCAACGTCCTTGAGCATCTCCGCAAGTTTCGGAAACGACTTCCTCCAATGGTAGAACTGTGTGCGCCCACATCCGAGAGCAGTGCAGGTGGCAGACACGTTGCCACCCTTCTTCTCATACACCTTTGCAATGGTTGCAAAACTTGGTCTTTTCATATCTTCTCCTCCTATTTTGTTGCGGTCTCAACGACCTTGCGAATAAATTCATCATATTCTATCCCGGCGCATTCTTTGGCGCAACCGGCCAGGTGGTCCGTGGCGCCGAGACATGGGTACAGATTGAGGTCAATGAGCACGTAGTCTCCGTCCAGTGTCTGACGGAAGTCTATTCTCATGTATCTCTTGGCGCCGACCGCCCAGAAAGCGGCCCGTGCATAGCGGATCAGCTTATCATCAATCAGCGGATGGCAGACATCCACCTCCTTGAACTTGAGTTCGTGAGTGAGGATGCCGGACTTACTCTCATACTCAAGTATGACCGGCCAGCAATCCGGAACGCCAGTCTTGTAATTGGCTACGAGGCCGACGGTGCAGTCGCGCCCTTCCACAAACTCCTCGATAATGGCATGGTCATTAAGGGTGGTCTCAATCTCCACGACCTTCTTGCGGATTGCCTCGCGAGACGTGCAGATGGAGTCCTCGTCAATACAGTTGCTATCTTCGCCATGCATCGGCTTGACGAAATAACGGCCACCGTCACAAGGCTCTATGACGGTTTCTGGGACACGAACTCCGGCCTGCCGGAGCAAACCCTTACTGATTGCCTTATCGTGCGTCAGATGCACCGTTTCCCGGCTTTCTGCCGTAGTGTATGCGCACGTCGCAACAAGCTTGTCAATGATGGTGCGGTTCCTGGTCTGAACGAGAATCCTATCGCTGGGACAGATATAGTGAAAATCATCGTCCTCCGTGGCGAAGATTCTCTTGATATTGGAGCCGAACACCCTTTCAAGGTGGGCATACCTTTCGTCCGGCATGAAGGCGCTTTCCTCGCGCCTGGTGGTTACAACGTAAATCATACTGATACCTATTTCTTTCCCGCTGATTCAAAAGCCGTCATACTATCTCCTATTTGCATCAGAGCCAGCTCCAGAATCTTCGAGAATATGATGTTTGAGGATTTGATTTCGAGCTTCTGATTTATCTCCTTGGAGAGCTTGAGATACAGCTCCTCGTTCGGCTCGTTCTCGGCCATGACAACGACATCGCTTTTCTTGATAGCCTCACGCAACTCCCCGACCAGTTCCTCGAAATACTGCATGGCCTTGTTATACAGAACAAGCGTGACCGTGAAGGTCTCCTTCTCCAGAGGGGATGCGATGGAACCGACATCAATGTTGCCGATTTCGTCAATGTTGATGTGGGCGAACTTCTTGAAGTCAACACTCGAAATGCTTTCGAACAATTTCTTCAAGATGCTCTTGTTGTCTGTCCCATGCAAGGAGTTGTGGGAAAGCTGGATTGCTACAATCTCATCTTTCGTCAATTCTGACTCCAGGGCATAAAGAATGCCTATCTCTGTGAAGCCCTTCTTGCGACATGCATGGACACGATGATGACCACTGATGATAGTAAACCGGCCATTCTCCCGCTTATAGCAGGTCGGCACCGAACTTAAACCACTCCGGCCGATGTTCTCGACCAACTGATTGAAGTCATCGTCAGACATCATGTTGGCATTCAACTCGGCATCGTCTATCATGTCGATGGGTACGACCTCGTACTTCCATCGGTTTTCCACTTTATCCTTTTGCTGCATCGTTGACAGATTTTAAGTATGTTTTGATGATTTCCTCGTTATCGGCAAACCGGCCAAGGTGGCCCACATAGAAAAGTGAGTTCGGAGTGCATCTCTCCTTCACCTTGTTGTACAGACCACGGTACTTCATGGACACCGGCTTCTTCGTATAGGCAATAGTGAAGACTGACTCCGCTTCCATGCGATTGAAACGGGACAGAATCTTCTTTACCTCCTTTGACAGAAGGCACATCAGCACCAGGCGGGACAGCCGGGGAACGGCATTGTTCGTGGCGAAATCACAGAGCTGCTCCATGTCATATTCCTTCGCCGGCGATTTGGTGAAGCCAAAACCACCAAGCAGATAGTCTCCGTACATCACGACAAAGCTGAGCCTGGGGCTTTGGAATGAGTTGACCTTATACACGAAATGCTCCTGCAGGATTCGGAAGTCAACGGCGCACCGTCTGATAGACAGCAGCGCGGGGTCATTGATATACAGATCATCCGGAGGCACCTTGTAATCCACCTGGTTCGGAAGCTGGTCGTTCACGATGATGGCAGACGTCTTCGGCTTCGGATGGTTGCTATAAAGATACTTCCCGAAATCCTTCGAGCCATGCCCGGTGTCGAACAAGGCAATCTTGTGAAGGTTCATCAGATACGGCGTCTCGCTGAACACATAGAAGTTCACATCGTCCGGGACACTCTCTACCAGGCCGTCATACTCCGTTGGCTTGACATCCCAGTCTTCCACTTCGCAGTTCCTCCGATAGATGCCGAACGTGCGCTTTGAGGTCTTATCTCCGACCAGCTGGAAAAGGATGTTCTTTTCTCCGTTAGCGAGGGCATCATGGACCGTCCCACGAACATACCGGCACGAGGTCAGCATGTCGATGTAGAACTGGGCCTGCTCACGCATGTTTGCGATGCTCTCGTGCATCTTCTCTCGGTAAGCGGCCACTTCATCATCCTTGAACTCGTTCCCGCCTTCTATGACCTTTCTGAGCTTCGTGACGATGAGAAGGAGCGACACCTGGCGCAAAGGCGTGTTGTCATTATACTCCTCCAACCACGCGATGTCCTTCTTGAATGTCACGGTCATCTGTCCAGTGGCCAGCAGGTACAGCAGGTGGCAGTAATTGTTCTGATTGTAGATGACAAGCTTCGGCACCTTCTTGAACAGAGCGCTCTCAAAGCCAAACATGTTCGGATTCACGCAGCAAATCTCATCGAGGTTCAAGTCAACGAGCGCCTTGACCATCTTCTGGTTGCTGTCGATGGCTTTCGCCATGAAGCATTCCTTGGGATGGTACGGATTGCCCATGTAAAGCAGCGGAGGGATGAGAGCCGGCATCTCCTTCGGCAGCTTCGTAAGCGCCATGAACTCCTCGTAGGAGCGGATGGACTTGAAGTCTTCTTCGGTGTGATGGATGGCGTATTCAAACATCCGGTAGGCAGACAGAACACAGTTGAAGGCCAGTTCCGGAGACTGCGTAGCATTGAAGCAGCGGAACTCAACTGTCTTCGTCTTGAACACGGCTGCTATATTGATGAGGAAACGGATGTAGCCCTTCTTACTCTGGTTCGACAGAGTGTTTTGCAGGTCTTGCATCGTCTCGCACTTCTTCACACGCTCGTAGTAACTTGGAGTGATGGCAGGCTGGCAGTTGAACACCTTGTCATTCCAGTCACCCCAGTTGTTATGCTGGTTGATATACGGCGTCAGAAAATACGTGAAGAAGAAAACGCGCTTCAATTCTTCAACGGTCAGGTCGCCGGCGTAGATGTGGACATGCGTATCGATAGACCACTTGAGCTTGCCACCATGCTTCTTCATCTGGTCGTATAGGTAAACGAGGTCATCCCGGTCCTTCCAACAAAGATGAAGCGGAGGGGTGTTCACCTCGCCGCCGTATTGTTTGCTTACCTGGCCGTCGGTATTGAAAATTTGCTCATCTGGGCTCCATGAATAACCTGCAGGGAGAGAGACGCGCGTTCGATCCACATTGCACATCTCTATCTCCATTCCGAAAGTCCTCTCTGTGATTTTCAGTTCCATAATCCGCAGCTAATAAAAAAGAGCGGAGAGACCGATTCGAACAGCCGCCTCGATGCAGGAAGCACCGCGCTCTACCACTGAGCTATCTCCGCTTTGGTGGGGACTTCATCGTCCCCTATCTAAAACAACCCGTCAAAGAGGCTTGGCTCCTCAAGTACCGGCGTTTGCATCTGTTTTGCCACCTGCTCCTCAATCTGCTTCTGGTCCGGTTCCCATTCCTTGATTTCAAGTCCGGTCTCCCTGAGCATCCAGTCGGCGAACAGTCTGCGGTGGCAGAAGTCTCCAGGCTTTTCGTAACAGAGCAGAGCGGCATCCTTGCCTTGCGACATCCTTTCGATGTCAGCGATGACCTGGGCCGGATTCAGATGGCCTACGACATCTCTGTAGTACATCTGAATATACTGCTCCCTTGTTACCTCATCCTTCATCATATACCGTTTCGGCGCGAGGTACTGGAGATGCAATCCTTGAAAGAACTTCGGCGGCCAAAGTGCGATTCCAATCGGGACTATGCCAGCCTCTCTTAATTTGCCCTGGCGGGCGAAATAGGATGTATAAATTTCCATTTCCTTTTGTATATGCAAATCTACAAATAATTTTCCAAATAGTTGCAAAATGAAACGCTTTTTTGCAAAAAAATCGTCATTTTTTGGTCTGCAACTGCACTTCTTGCGGTTCTCCATGCGGACGGTCTTTGTACAGCCACTTAATCATCTTCTGGCAAAGAATGTCAACAGCCGCCACTATCGGCTTACTCTGATTCGGATTGACATGCCGGTCACTGACAGCACTGTGGAACAGATTCATGAACCTGGAGCTGGCCTTCTCGATTGCCTGGATATCCATGTTCTTCTGATTGTACAACGTTGATGTCTTATAGCAATTCCCCCAGACAATCTGTGCAGACTGCGCCATGATGTTTGCAATCATCAGCTCTGCACATGTCTTCTGAATGTCGAAGTCAAGGTCCTGCAGGAAATTCATTATCTGGACTTTCGCAATCATCACATCGTTGGCAATCCAGTTGTCGAAGTCATCCATCTTGTCCACTACCTCATTCTGCTCATCCAGCGTGAATGCCCGGAAAAACTGCTTGTTCAGACGGTTGTATGCATCAATCCACCTCTGCTTCCACAACTTCATCTCATGCTTGCTTTCGAGCGGTCTGACCGTTTTAAGGAATATCTGATAATTGACATCCAGCATCAGGAACGGAAGGATGGTCTCAAGGGTATGGCCCTGCACACGTTTCATGCCGATGGAAGCGAGCCATTTATCTACCATTTCATCGTTCGTCATTTTTTCTCCTCCTCGCCAGCGATGAATTTCAGAAACTCCTCCTTCTTCTTGGTCTGATAATCGAGGTCAGACTGCATTTTGGTCAGTTGCGCGTCAGTATAAGGCCGTGGACAGCCTTTGCAGAAGGACGGATAGTTGATATGAACCAACTTGCCTTCTTCACGATTCGGCTTGTATAGGATTTCATAGTCCAGCTCGATATTTCTAAGCTTATCCTCGTAGTCGGAATACTGCTCGAATACCTCCTTCGGGACGGCATGGTCAATATCGTAGCGAATGGTGTCAAAGTCGATCCAGAGGTCTCCACCTCCAGGATTGACAACTGTGCCGATTCCGTCCTCTGAGCCAACCCAGTCTCTGGGATTGTATTCAAGGTCGTGCTTTTCGCAGAATAGCCGGAGATACTCATTTGCGATATTGGCAAAGGACTCCTTCATCATCTTGCCGAGCATACGTGCTCTACGTTCTTTCCCATCCATGACTACTTCTCCTCCTTCGTGTTCTTTAACACCTGGTCTGTAATGTCGAACATCTTACCATTGGCATTGGTCAGATAATGCGTCTCCTTTCCATTGAAGACGGAAACAGAGTGCTTGAGATACTTCCGGCAGAAAGTCTTCTCCGGCAGTGTCACCTTGATGCCCCGGCCACAAATCTTTTGGCCTTTCTGGGGACTTGAGATACATTCAGTACAATTTGGCATAGCTAATATGTTTAATCAAAATACTTCGTCAATGGAGGCGCCGGTAGCAGCCTTATACTCCGCCTTAAGAAAACCGACTTCATTTCGGAGTTGGCGGATGATTTCATCCTTATGGTCGTGCTTCCATCTGAGATGTGAATAGTTGTAATAGAACTTCTCCAGCAGATGTAAACTTTCATCAGAGAGCTTCTCGCCGTGCAGCTGATCCGGACACCTGACTAATAGTATCTGACCGTGGTCATCGACGGTACATATCCCGGCATAGTCTGGGATGAGGTCTCTTACTTTGTCAAGCAACTCTTTGGGAACGCAATACGAAAAGTAGTTCGGTTTCAGCCCTTCCGTCCGTCCCTCCAGGATGTCATACTTCTCCGACTTGTGCTTTCGGTCATTCTTGAAATCCGCACGTGAGATTTTCACTTCCACCTCATACCAATACCCAGCCTTGGTCTTCAAGAGGAAATCGCTTTCCCATGAGAACACGAACAGATTGGCAATGGCGTAGGCTGGATTACTCATGTAACCCAGACGGAGCCGTTCGAGGATATTCTGCTCTGTGAAGACAAAATTGCCCTTTCTTTGTATGCCCATACTCTTTACAACAATTCGTCAACCTTGACAATGTGCATCATCCCTCTAACGTACTGGTGGCCGTCTTTCTCGTAATGAGCAATATCTATCAGCTTATCTTTATACTTGACCAGCGCCTGGTGGAATCCTTCGATAATCCTCGCCTCATACTCCTTCAATTCGATGTCCTCGTGATAGAGTTCATCTCCTTGCTCAAGCAATACCCCGAATTTTGCTGTCCGGGCGAAGTCTCCCGGAACGACCTCTCTCGCAACTCCACACACCTCGTATTCCGGTCCGACCAGTTCAAAGTCACCGCCATTCGGAAATACTTTCTCGATGTATTCCAGAGTGTCTTTGGCCTCGTTCATGGCACCGAACATCATGCGGTCTTTGGATTCATTGTACTTGGCTTCGTAGTCTGCAATTCGCTCCTTGAGCAACTGCTTGAATTTCTCGATTCTGTTCATCTCTTTTTCCTATTTGAATACTAAGTCTATCGTTCATTTCAGCTCTTTTACATATTGAATCAGATGTTCATCCTCGCCATCGAATGAGTAACCAAGCCGTTGATACCAGGCGGCAGTGAAGCTATCTTTCTCGGAGCTGATTAAAGCTATGTTTGCACCAAGATAGCGAGCCTCATCCTCGGCTGCGTCAATAAGGTCTGACGCATATCCTTTCCTCCGCTTTGACGGGATAACGGATAATGCGTGGATTGTAGCGACATTCGGATCATCGTCTTCAACGGATACAGAAACACTTCCAGCGCCATCGTCTGTGATGATGTGTGTCGAATATCCCCACCAGTTCCTATTCCGATGATAGACATAGCGAATATCAGCATCGTTCCCTTCACTGCATCTTAAAACGGCAACCGTAATAGCGATGCCAAGGACAAAACCAATTATCAGTAGCATCATGATAACCTCTCTCCAAGTTTGATGACAAAATACTTCTTACCTGGCTCTGCACCCCATTCCGGATTCCCGAAACCGACAAACACATGTTCAATCTTAAACCGCATCTTGGTATTCGTATAGCCTCGATGAAAGGTTACAATCGAATGTTTACACCACACACCTGCATCATGGCAGTTGATGTTGGCCTTGCAAACCTCCTTCATTTTGCATACAGACTGATATTGGCAGATCCTTTTTCTCCAGAATGGCGTTATATCACGGTACTCCTCCAGCTTGATTCCTTTATCAATGAGGTCGTAATACTCAGCCTTCAAAACCAACTCAAGGGACGGCTCTGTTATGCTACATCCTTCGACCTCGCTCAAAGCATCCATGCCTTTGAAGGTCACAACATAATCGATGAAGCGACCGCTCCCTTCCATAGTTGCCAGTCCCTGCGCTACGAGTTCATCCCAGACATGGGAACCTCCTTCTGTACGGAAGTAGTTGCGATACGGAACGTAGCGACCTCGGACCGGGTGCTTATGGTCAAGGCCAATCGCATGCTTCAGTTCGCTAATCTGTCTCGGTGTCATATCTATTTCCTCCTTTTTTTCTTCGGTGGTGTATAATTGGAGCCACGATTACCGGCACCACATTCTTTCCGGTCATTCTGCGAGCCAGTACATTTGTTAAGCTCGCAACTCCATTTCTTGCAGCAATCACATCCCATAACTATTCAATCTTAATGGTTATCGAGCAAGGCGTAGCCTTCTCGTCCTCCCACTTGACAGACGGGAACTCCGTGTCTTTGAGCCGGAGAATCGGATTGTTCCAGGATGAAGTCCAGTGGCCATGTTTATAGCATGGCGCACAAGGCAACTTGATTGGCTCAACGGTGAAGACGGCAAGACTACCATTTTCATCTCGCGCTACAAATCCGTCGATGACCTTTTCCTTCTTGTGGCCATGGAAAATCTTAGCGACCATATCCTTGGCCCAGTTCATTTTTTCTTCTCTTGTGTGTGGCATTATTCTGTATCTTTAACAAAATTGCTTAAACGTGCGAGGCTATCGCATTCTTGGTCGAGAATATCTCTGAGTTCATGGAAGATGCTCCACACTGCCTCCGGTGGAACCTCTATTTCTTCCGGCTTTTCTCGACGATTTACGAAGACTTTGAATAGAAAAGACTTCTTCTCCTTTTTCGGCAATTCCAGCAAGGCTCTGCCATCTTTATAGAACCAGAGCAACTGCTGCAAGAAAAAGTGGAGCTTGGAAATTTCTTTGGCTGCTGGCAACTCAATTCCGAATAGATTTTTTGAGTATGAGAGCAACTTCTTGATTTGCTCATCTGTCCATTTCTTTCCCATAATCACATCCCTATATTGAAGATGTCGATAGGCTCCTGGGCCGGAAGACCGAGATAGTCCGTGAGACTTTTCTTCAAGTACACGTTGCGGCCTCTTGACAAAATAGCCTCTGTCATCCGCTCAACCTCGTCGCGATTATACGTCGAGAGACTGATTCCGCTTTGCAGCCCAACTTTGAACAGGTCACAGCAGTCTTCTATTTGGTAGAACACACTGAGAGTTGATACCGGATCAATCACGGGTTCCAGAGAGGCGAACGTTCGGAACCCATTCTTCTTGAGTAGGTGCATTGTCTTTACCCGTTTCGTATTGTCAGATGCACCTGGCTCCAAATCATCACGTCCGGTGAGGGTGAATCCAAAAGCGAGGTACTCGCTATAATGTAACCCACTCGTGTTAGACACAATGCGACTTAATGCTTCATCCAAGATGAAGTCCGCATTCTTTGTGAGGAGCTGGCACCTTACGCGGCGCTGGATTGCGTAGTCAATACACCTTACGTTCAAAGCTCGTGTCTCCGGAATTAGCGGGTCGCTTGAGAATGTAAAGAACAGACTCGACTGACGGATCGCATCAATGTTCGAGTCCAGCTCTTTGACAAATACCTCGAAAGCGTGCTGCTCGTTGCGGAAGCAGGATTTCAGTTTAGCAACGGGGCCACCCATTACATGAGCGAGGACACCCCTCTTGCAGTAGCAGTAGTAGCAGTTGTTGCTGCATCCAACGTACAGATTGCAGGCCCATTCGGCATACTCGCCGGCCTTGCCTTTCGGCTTGTAGATAGCTTTACTCATTTCTTTCTCAGTTTGATTCTCAGTTTGATACAGACCCTGCGGAGGTTAGACTTGGCTTCAAGCAGCCTCACGTAGAGCAGGATGGCTTGATAAAACAGCTGGCGCTTCACGAAGTAGTACAGCAGTATCGGGAAGAAGACCGGGCCGAAAATAATCGACGTCCGAATGTCCGGGGTAAACGGGAGCTCGGAATCATCCGCGAGCCATTTCGACAACCATGCCGTCAGTAGGCCGGATACGAACCATGCAGGGATGATGTAGATTGCTTTACTCATTAGCAAAGAACTTTAATCGTGTCCATGGCCTCACGGATTTCGTCAAGGTGCTCCTCTACATACTTATCGAAGGAACCTTCCCCACCATAGATTTCGTCAAGGCGTTTTGCAACTTGGCCCAAAGGATTGAGCCATGAATCATTCTTGACAATATCCTGCGGCTCATATAGAGCGATGAGATGGTTGTTACGACCGAAGTGGGCAATCATCCCAGCATAAGCAGTGAGCTTGTTATCAGCCTCAATAGAGTATCTGGAACTCATGGCGCCGTATTCGTATGTCTGAATCTTGAGCAACCGCTCCACATCCTGGATTGAAAGTGCGATGCCATCCAGAAGACCATACATCAGCTCCGGTTCAATGGAACTTCCCGGAGGGATAAACGCGATAACCCTTTTTCCCGCACCCTTCATCCAACCAGCTTCAAGATGAGCACTCCTTCCGCAAGGAAGACAGAGAACACAGATGTCAGCTTCTTTCATGGCATCGAAATCCCGATTGAAGCCAAACTTTGCATAGTCATCTTTCAGCGCCTTGCGGTACTGTTCCATTGACCAGTTCTGCCATTTTTCATCGAGCTTGCTCCATTTGAACCCCGGCTTTCCGTCATCCGGATGTTTGAAATCATAAACATCATAGCCCATTAAGCGCAGCTCTTTTACAAGGCTTTCCTGAGCCTCATTGCGCCAGCTGCTGGCAACATATACTTTCTTTTTCATATGCTTCCTTTCTTGAGTTAATTATCTATCGTATAATCGAAGTTACGCGGGTGCCAAATATGCCCACATTCACGACACACGCAATTTGTTCTTACGTGTTCACCACCATCGTCTGCGCCCTCCGCTGTCACTATTCCATCCTCGACCTCGTATATGTAGCCAGTCACACAATAATCGACGATTTGAAAGCACCGGCTCCCGCATTTCGGGCATTTCTTGTCTGTCATTTCTGCCCCTCCTTTCTTGCGTTAAGTCCAAGTTCGTAGAAGTGGCGAGCAATTTCTTTTATATCGCCAACCGTCATGCTCTGGTTGCCGAAATGGTTGCAAGTACAAAGCCCCAAATCTTCGTCAATGGTCATGTCTGGCAATTCAAGGATAAGGAGTTTCTCCAAATCCACCTCCGGCCGCTCCTGCTCAATGGAATCATTACGGATATATTCTATTGCAGTCATATCTTGCGGGGCGTAAGACATATCAATTGTCTTGTTATCTTTTGTTCTCGCATATAGGTATTTAGGGAAGACAAATTTCCCGCTTTGAACCTCCGGCTGCTCTTGCTGGAGGGACTCAACAATATCTATAGCTTGTAGCAATCCAGCATCCTTACCTTGTTCCCACTCATCGTAATCCCTATCAACAACGGTTGGTATTAGATGCTTTCTTAACTCGGAAATCAGTTTGTCTGCGTCAATGCACTTCATATAATCTGTTATGTCTTAAAGTTATCGGCCACCATTTGGCTTTCCAGAGAGAACGGCAGTTAAGATGATTGATTTCATCTCCATAAATGTTTTCCATCCATTCAGCATGATTCTCTGGATTCTTACAGTTCTTGAAGAATAGTTCTATGATAAGTGTCAATATAATCATAGGGCCAGGTGTTTTCGTGGAAAACAAAATTCATATTACTCGAACATTTGAGCTTCACACCAGTACAGAGGATAACAGTCCTGCTCGGCAATACCGATTTGTTGGGCAACATCATCTGCGCCCTGGCTCCATATTACACGGATTATCCGACGATCGCCAAGGAACAAGAATACATCCATACCGTCATCCGGCTTCTTTTCTGCAATCTTCTTCCAATGGCCATAGTCCTTCTTCTCGCTCTCACGAGGCGCTATCCGAGAATGGCACCAACGATGGTAGTGCTCCAATACCGTGTCCTCTGTTTCGTACGGCTCTACCAAGATTGAGGCACTGTTAAAGGACAACATAATAGGACGTCCTTCTTCTTTAACCATCTCGACTGCTTCCTTTGCAGCCTTCTGAATAGTGGTGCCGGCAATCGGTCTGAATACGCGAATCGTGTCTTTATGCGTTTGACGAATATCCTTATATGGCTTTAATCGAAGTTCTTTAATAAGTGCGTCTGCATATGAGATTGCATTACACATTACGTGCTTCTTGAAATATGCGTTGTCAAACTGAGCGGCAACTGAGTGGCCACTGAAACGCTTATACCACATAGGGTTCGCAAGGATGGATGCTGCAAATCGAGTGGCCGCTTCTTTTCTGAATTCAGAGACAGAATCTGATTCTTCTCCAGTCAGAACCTGGAGGCAGGATGGGAACATATATGCCTGGTGGCCATCCTCTGTACGACAGAGGAAAAGCCGACCGCCTGGGATATTCCAAATGCCTTCTGAATCCGTCTCCATCCCTGGGACGATCTCAACCACATCTCCCTTCTTGAAGTTCGGGGAGTACGGAGTTTCTTCTATTACTTTTGCTTTCATTTCTTTAACATCTTTTCTGTGACATACATTGCGGTATAGCATCCGAGGAAGTTCGTAAATGCTTGGACTAAGAGAGCTGTCAGCAAGTCATAGTCTGCAATAAACTTGATAACGACCGCTGAGAAAGTATAGCAGATGCAATTGGCGAAGCTACCTACCAGCTTTGATGGGTGCTTGATTATGACTATGTTCTTTGCAGTATGCAGGAACACGTTCAAAAAACCGACAACGATATAAACGAGTAAACGAATCATTTCTTCCTGAACTTATTTGACTGGTAGCGTGCAAACTTGTGCTGCTCTCGTAAAGCGTTAGCCCTTTTTCTCCTATCGTCTTCGATACGGACTTCGACTTGGGAGAAGAAATCTTTGATGTCTATCTTCGGCTCGAAACATTCTTCTTTGGGCTGAAAGCTTTCTGTTACTATTTCGTCCGGAATAACGCTTGTAATGTCTTTGATTTCTTTTGGAAGAGTCTGAATACCGATGTCATCACCTATCTCTGGTCTAACGACTATTCTTACCACGTTGTATTCTTTTGCAAAGAACGCTACCGATTTTGTAACATCGGAACTCCCAACAAAAAGGACAATCGGGTTTTTGCTCGCCTTTGCACGAATAAGCGATTCGACTTCTTCACGAAATTCACACTCCTCCGTGCAGCCAACACAACGGGCCTTGTACTTCACTTGACCACGTCCGTATTTCAGTGTTGGGCAATACGGATTTCCAAGCAGATCAAACTCTATCTTTGACATCTTGTGAGTTATTTCGAATACTTCAAATAGCCTTCGACGATAAAATACTCGTCCGAACACGTGCCGTCAGTGAAGTAGTTCAGACTATTGATAGACGTCTCCACCGTTCGCCAAAAATTGACTTCCTTGCCATAGAGCATATATCTCTGCGCAAGGTGGAAATCTGTTATTCTATCCTGCTTATGCGCATCAGAGAACTTCTCATAGAAGCGCTCATACAGAGTAATGTCTTCTTCCAGCAGTTCGTACCTTGTGTCGGTGGATATTCTTCTAACTTGGATGTATCGAACGTTTTCAAACTTGCTGATATACTTGATGAGGTCATCGAATTCATCCACGTTATATCTGCAGAGAACGATTGAAATTCGAACATTATCTCCGCTTGCAGGAATGATATAATCCCAGTCCGGAATCGTACTGAAGCCCATTATCTTCTTGTTGACGTCCGGCTTCAATGTGTGGATGGAATACGCAATCTCGTCCTTCATTGCGTGAATGCAATCCATCTTCTGTTTGGCAAGGATGCCGTTGGTTCTGACACCAACGAGGAAGCCCTGGCCCTGCAGAAAATCAATAATCTCGGCCAAATACTTGTACTGGAGACCGTCAGCCGTTTGGCCGGTCAGATAGAGCTTCTTGATTCCTTCCTCTTTACATGTCTCAAGGAACGTATCAAAGTTCTTCCACTCTGAAAAGTGTACGTTCAGCTGGTTCTTTCCAGCGAGATTCTCGCTGATGTCTTTTCCAAGGCAGAAATAGCAATTTGCATTGCAGGCGCCAAGCAGGTTGATGTTCGCGAAAGAGAATCCTTCGCGGTTTCTATTCTTTTTGATTTCAACTTTTTCCATAATTCAAACTTTTTTACCCCCGCACCATTCTTCCAACATTGTTCAGATGATTCTGGACGGCCAGAGCGATGTCGTGGCATACCTTCTTGCTGCGGATTTTAATCCGGCAGTCCCCGGTCACACCGTCATAGCCGGGGATGACAATTTCCACGACCGGGGACTGCCGAATAGCCTCGACAAGAATCCTTTCGTTCTTCTCAAGACCTTTCATGCTACTTCTCCTCCAGAAGAAGGTAATCTGCGTAGAGTTGCGTGAACGTGGTCGCTGCGTAAAGCGCGAGGTCGCTACTTTTGAAGCAAAGCCGAGAGCCGAAGTGCGCATACGTATGCGAGGGGGCGTTAGGCGAGTACGAGCACGCGAGGCCGGCAGTATTCTTTATTCCTTGGACACGGACTACGGTGTAGCCATTTCTGCGGTATTCATCGAACTCGTTTTCCTTGAGCATGATGAACCAGGGCCAATAGACATAGCATTCACCGCGCTTCTGAGGATGCTCCCATCCTTCATTCAGAGCCTTAGTGATGGTCTCCAGCTTGAGCATTGCAGAGACATGGCGCTTTTCTCGCTCCGGGAGATAATCGAAGTTGACCGGCTTGATTCCGAGAACCTTGCAGGCATCTTCATAGGACTTTACGACATCGGTAATCTTGACCTTGCAGTCATTGCCGAACAGATGCTCCAGCATTTCGCGCTGGGATGGATTACCATTTCTCCAGGCATCCTGGACGGACTCTTGCGAGACCACTAATTCTTTCTTCATAAACCACTTTCGTTAATTTGTTTTTTTGGTATTGTAAATCTAATCATTATTTTGGAAATATCAAAATATAATCAGCTTATTTTCAAGCATTTGCACACATATTTGCAATGCGCTGGATTCTTCCCATATTGCGGTTAACCAACCGGACAATCCGCTTGTGATAAGGACTCGAAGTGTCTCCATAGCCACGAGACTGGAGGACAATGAACTCCTTTGTGCTGATCTCGACCGTTTCAGCACGCTTTCCGTCAACCCTCGCTGTCATCAGAAGGGTTCCGTTCTTGTAGTATTCGCAACGGAAGACGCAGTGACCGAGATGGTTTCCTTCCTCCAGGACTTCCTTGACAGAGCGCAGCGTTCTGATGGTCAGCTCGTGGTCAGTGAACTCCAGTCCGAAGTAAGGAGCCATCTTCTTGACGTAAGCCGGGTTATCTCGTTCTGCTTTGGCCAGGTCTTCCTTCTTGGTTGTCTTCTTGGCGCGTCTCGCCTGCATCTGGAAGTGAGTCCGGGCCAGGTCATCCGGGCAAAGGTAGTAGGGGCTATGAATGTCCAGCCCCAGCTCCTGCAGGTCTCCGATATAGTCGCACCACGTCCTTACATCAGTGAACTTGTACTTGTGCCTGGTGGCAACATTGATGGCCTCCCAGGGAACGTTGATGAGCTTCGAGTCGGCCCTCAGCCGTTCAACGAATAGATTGCGGTAGCCTCTCTTGAGCAGAATCTCAGAGATGGGGTCTGTCAGCACAGAGACGATCTGGCGCCATGAGCAGACCTCGTCAGAAAGCCTCGTAAGACCTCTCTGCTTGACGGACGGCAGGAACTTGCATCCGCTGGCGATATATCCTCCGATACCACTATACCGACGGTGCCAGCATCGAAGCTCCATCGATGACTCGAACCTCCATAGGTCGTAGTACAGATTGCTCATATTCGTCAGCTTGGCGAAGACAGTTGTCTTCCCATCCTGGCCTATCCAAATCTGACAGACCTCATCAATGAAGTCACGTTTCTGCTCCTCTCTGATTGACGTTCCGTAGAACTTGACCGGCCTGGTTCTGTGGGTGCTGACAAAGAACATCCTCTGAATCTGGAACTCGCCGGCCACATCCATCAGTTCGTAGTAATACCGGCTCTCTATTGAGTGCTTTTGCGTGTTCCTTACCGGGAGGCGCTTGTGGCAGTGCGGGCAAACTGAGCGGCCATTGTCAAGGGCCTTCTTCCATACCTGGGTATCTTCCCAAATGTGACCGCAGTCAGTACACCACGCCTCCTTCTTGGTTGCTATGATTTCGCCGTTCTTATGGAATGCTTCTTCCTTCTGCCTTGCCGTCAGAGGGCGTAGCAAGGGACGAAGCTCGATGCAACGGCGTTCTCTATCAGTGGTGGGTTTCATAGGCTACTCGTCGAACAAGAACATCACTCCACTCTCCTCCTCCTTCTGACGCTTCTCTTTTGACTTCTGACGGCGTTTCTCCTCCTCAGCCTTAATCTTCCTCGCCTCCTCCTCCGCGAGTCGCTCTATGGCCTTCTCTCGCGCCTTAGCTTTGTCTTCCTCACTCAGCTCCACTCCCGGAGTTGCGGTTGCGACCGAACCGACGCCATCCATCTTGCGAATCTCAATCTTCTCCTCATCGTAGTAGTGGACGGCGAGGCCGAAGCACTCCTGGCGTGACGGCATGGCAACGGCGACGCGCTTTCCGCCCGCCTCCTTGACGTACTTGTGAAATATCTCGCCCTCGATGAACTCAAGGCACTTGTCTATGCTCTTGTCCGGGTTGGCGAGCTTCTGGGCGAAAACCGGATCACCGGCAGCATAGGTTTCAAGGTACGCTTGAATCGCCTCCTGGATTGTCTGAAACTGGCTCATAATACTTACTTTCGTTATGGATGGTTATCCTATTTGCTTACTTGGCTTAATTGGATGCAGTTGTAACCGCCACAAGGCATGCATGCAATCGTGGGCTTCGTGCATCCCGTGATGTAAAGGTCTCCGGTATCACATCCGACCACAATCTGGAAAACGCCGGTCTTTGTCTCGATATTGATGCGATTGGCTTCTGTCTCATAGACCACATCGCCGACGGAATCTGTCACTTTCATAGGCCGAGCAACTTATTCGTATCCGGAACACGTAGGATGTCAACCTTGCATTGACGAGTGAATCCTCCTGCCTCAGTAGCCGTGTAGTGTAACTCCAAAAGCTGATACTTGATTCTGCATTCGCACATCCACCCGTCATCAAGGATATGGAGCCATGCATCCGGGAATCTTTTCTTCACGGCCTCCTGGAACTCGTGGTTCTTTGCATTAGCCGTCTCGATATACTCCCGCTTGGCATCGTTCTCATTGAGGAGATACTCTACCCAGGCTTCAATCTTCTTCTTGGATGCCTTGCCGATGAAATTCGGCCTTTCCTCATCATTGTACTTGAAGTCTCTTAAACGGCCTTCAACCTTGTCTTCTCTGTCCAAGAAAAGGCCGAATGTCTTGGCATTCCATGAATCCTTCCACGGAACCAGCACCAAGCCGGGCTTAATCCTTGGATTATCAGACTTGATGATGCGGATGCAATACTGGGCTATCTCGAAACTGATGTACGTCTCAGGCTCGCCGTTGAACGTATTCCCGCATTGTTCGCGGAACTCATAGACATCGACCACCTCAGAGAAACCTTCGATTTCGAAGGCATCTTTGAGGACCTGGAGATTGTCATCAAGATAGTGGCGATGCGCCCCGTTCTCGATGTCACTCAGATAGTAGTCTTTCAAGTAGGTGCAATGCTCACGGGCAAATTGCAGAGCTTGTTCTTTTCCGATTACATTCATAAACTTACTTCGTTATCTTGTTAAACTTACTTTCTATCAATAATGTGGGTCGATGCTGTGCATCTGATAGTGGAGCATCAGTATGACCGAATGCGGAGATGTTTCCTGCCCATCCATATACCAACGTCCGTTTCTGCGTAGAGTGAAGCGGTCTGTACGACCTTCCTCCAGCTCTGGTAGAATCTCGTAGTTATCAGCAAAGTAATCGATGCACTTCGTCTTGTTATGAGTGACAATGACGGCTTTGGGCTTGCCAGCCTTCGTGTACTCAACTTCGGTGATGGTAGCAGCTCTCTTGTCAGAATAGTAGCAGATCGTGCATCCACGACCGACCTCTGGAATGATTTCCCGGATGGCCAGCTCTTTCTCCTTCCGGAGTGCGGATGCATCTTCTCTCGTCTTATACGCATTCTTGATGCGCTCAGTCAACTTTTCGACCCTCTCGTATGATTCTGCAGGTGTCATAGCTATTAGTCTCTATCGTAATACCATCCATTCCAGTTGCTATCCATAAACACATTACGGTGGTAGCCTTTCAAGCAAAGGGCAATCTCTTTCAGCTGGTCATAGCTGAGCTGGCAGTCCTTGTCAATCCGGAACACGCTCTTTTTGAAGTCATCCCTGGAGCAATACCTCCGGTTCTTCTCGACGTAGTAGCGAATTTCGCCGGAGTAGAACTGCCCAGTTCGCTCGCGCTCCTCCTTGGAGTTCTCCGTCTTCTTGATTCCCATAACATCCCAGTTCCTGCAGGGATTGTCGGAACCGAACAGAATCGCATTCCCATCCGCATCCTTCATCGGATGCTCATTCGTCTTGGACTTGAGGTGCAGCGGCTGCTTGGCATACGATACCTCGTTGAACCGTGCTATGATGTAGGCAATCAGTTCCGCTCTGAGAGTCTTCTCAAGCTCCTCGCGGGCCTTGGCCACCTGCTCATTGAACTTCTCAATGGCTTTGGTGGTTCTTTCGATAGCGTCAGTCATCTTTTCCATAGCCTTACACCTCCATTCCTCTGTTATACTTGAAATGGTCGATGACAGCCGTGACTGACATAAGGCCGTCTGACAGATTCCATCTTTTTTCGTGGTCTCCTGCCATAATCGCATCCTCAATGAGTTTGTCGTAGAAAAGGACAATCTCATCGCGCTTATCCTTGAGCTGCTCGTTGGTCAGACCAGCCAGGTCGAGCTTTTCGGCAATCATCTTGATTTCTTCTTCGCTGGTGAAATGCTTGTCTTTCGGCTGATAGTCTTTCAGCCAGTCCAGAGAACCAAGCAACTCAGTATGCTGGAGGTTTCCCCATCCATCTGACTTCCTTGCGGAAGACCAGTATTCGGTGTACTCATCATCACCCCACTGAACCGGTTTGTCCAGGGCGATCTTTACTGAGACAGTGTACTCGTCTTCGTTGATTTCGGTGATGGTTCCAGTGACGGCCATTGCGGTGAAAACACCCTTGACCTTGCGTCCGATGATGGACTGATTGACTTCTTGGACTTTCATCTTACTTTCGTTTTTAGTGGTTGTTATTTGGTACTGTAAAGGTAGTCATTTTATTTGTTAATTCCAAATTTAATCCGCTAAAAATCAATAAGTTACACGAAATTTTTAATCGTCAATCGTCACTATCCGGAACTCAACTCTTGGGTTCACTTTGTCAATGAACTTCTCGGCCACGATCTTCACGCAGCGGTTGTCGTTCTTCAATGTCTTGGTATGCTGCAAGCAGTCCTCCAGCACTTTGAGGGCGTTATCCAGGTCGCTGCTCATGGTGGGATAGTACACCCGGACATAGAACTCATACAGAGAATCTATCTCCAGGTTCCGGAGAGAGCCAACCTGCATATAGAACGAGCGCTCATAGTCCCTGATTCTGTCGGACTTAACTATCGTGCCGTGGCCATTTCTGGATGCGACACGATAGCTGTTCGACTTTGATGGGACTTTACCGATAATGGTCTTCCATCCGTAGTCCATGGGCATCAGTTCTGAATGGGATTCTTCTTGCGAGACTTCTTTGGTGCCGGTCCCTCCGGGATGCCGGCCATTGCCGAGATGTCATATACACCAAGTGTAGCAGAAGCACGAAATCCGTGTCCTTTCGTCTCGACAACCTCGAACTTAATGAGGCCGTTGGCAATGATTCCGCTGACGATACGGTTGATGCACTCTTGCTCCAGCTCCGTCAGAGCCTGGGCTTTTTCCTCTTGGGATTTGCCGGAGAAATCAGTCTTGTCCTCCAGTGTTACTTTCAGTCTTTTTAGCTGCATAATCTTCAAATTTTAACAGTTTTCCTTTCATTCTTTCTGGGTGTCCTTCAAGAACACTTCCGATACAGTTTGCAATCCATTGGATTAAGTAGGCATGTGGTTCATCCTCATTCAGTGTAGGCGGGCTGATTCCGATCCAGTCACATAGCATCGTGACCACATGCAGAGCCTCGTGCGATACAACTCCCCAGCGACATTTCTTTGGCCGATACAGAATGATGAGATACTTCATATACTCCGTCTCCTTATCAACCACACACAGAGTTTTTGCCGTGAGAGTTGGGAAAGCCAGAAGCTCATCTGCATCTAACGACATCATCGTTTTCTTATCAACGACCTTGTTGTACCTCTGCGCAATCTCTGCTGACGTCACACCAGGAACGTACTTGCATACAATCACCGGGAAGGGGTACACCACCGGGTCGAACTCAAACAGCTTCGTCTTCATCTCTTTTTTTCACGTTCATTGAATCTACTATCAATAAAATCAGCATATTCTAAAATCCATACACAGACAATGAGCGGAGCAACCAGTGGCGCGAAGAATAGAGCTTTGAAAGCATTCTCAGCCAATTTGGAGAGCATAATCTCTTTCCTGGCAGAAAAAAGCCTTGTGAGCCTTATTACCGAATCTATAACGAAGACCAGATAGCTCACCGCCCAGACGATAGATACGATGTCCCAAAACTTGCTCATAGGATTATTATCTCATTCTCATGCCGGCGTGAGATGTAGGCAAAGACCTCATCCCGCTGCACAAGGCGTTCTTTCACTTTACGACCATGTGCCTTGGCATAGGCAAGGCACCATTCGAAATCAGTAGTCCACGATATGCCTGGGTCTGGTATTCTGTCATAGGCCCGCCAGACTTTCAGAGGGAAAGTCATCTCCTCCAAAGTCTTCGCATCTTCAACGGTCATAAACCAGCCCTTGCATGGCCTTTTTGACTGGAAGAACGGACGGAACTTATCTGCCAGGTCAGTTGAACCAACTCCCACCCAAACAGTGCGAAGCAGCTCCCAGTAGCGAGGATTAGAGAGGAGCCTGGACTTTCTGAACCAAATGTCCAGTGTCTTTTCCTCTGACTGCTCTACATCATACGCATTGACGAGCTGGCGGGCAATCTTTGCATCCATCGCCAGCTGCTTATTCGACAGCGCCGGGATTCTTCGCGTGAACTCCGTCTGGTCAGTATTCGGCCTGGTATGGTTATAGACGGTTATCATCTTCCGGAACTCCCATAACCGTTGGCGCCGCGCTCCGTGGAATCCAGCTCATCAACTTCGATGAACTCGATGTCGCACGTAAAGCCGATCTTGATTTGTCCGATTCTATCTCCGACGTGATACCTGGGCATGTTGGGCATCACGTGATAGAACACCGCGCTTATCTCGCCGGTATAGCCTTCATCTATTGTTCCAGTGCAGTTCGACAGAACCATACCTGTCTTCCATACTGATGAGCGAGGACGAAGGTCGATTGATAACCTTCCCTGGTTTACGTACACCCTATGAGATTTCGTCTCATAAGCGATGGAAGTCAGTTGCTCCTTGTCAATCTGCAGAGCGAAACCAAGCCCATAGCGCCAAACATTCGGAGCTATTTCCTCCTCAGTGACGGCAGTCACATCATAACAGAAATCTGTCTTATTTGCTTTTGTAGGGATGACTGCATCCGGGTGCAGTCTCTTAAATTTAAGTATCATCTTTTATCTTCTGCTTTGAAGTTATACACTGGCTTGATGATATTCACGACGTCAACAGTCGGAGCAATACACTCGATGATTTCCTCCATCGGCTTGTAGGCCATCGGAGACTCGTCGATAGTTCCTTTGCCGACCGTGGTCGAAAAGATTCCGGCCATGGTCCGCTTGAAATCATCAACGGACAGAGACTCCTTTGCTTTAGCGCGTGACATGAGACGGCCGGCGCCATGCGGAGCAGAGTAGTTCCAGTCCGGATTGCCCTTGCCCACACAAATCAGCGAGCCGTCTCGCATGTTCATCGGGATGATGAGCTTCTCGTCAGCGTCAGCCCGGACCGCGCCTTTGCGGAGAATCATGGCCTTCGTGTCAATGTAGTTGTGAATCGTCTCGAAGTACAGCTTCGGATTCCAGTGCATACCGGCAAAGATGAATCCGGCCATCGTCATTCGGTTCACAGATGCATACCGCTGAACGATCTCCATGTCGTGGATGTAGTCGGCGAAGTCCTGCCCTTCCAGGTGGGCCAGCTCTTTATTGCATGCAGGTTTCTGGAGCTTCTTCAACTCAGTCTGGATGTCCTTTTCTCGGCCCTCTGCTTTCAGTTTGCGCACCAGATCATCCTTGACCTTACCAATCTCATTCAGCTTCTTATAAGCGAGGTCCTGGTAATACTTGCAGACCTGCACTCCGAGGTTTCTTGAGCCGGAATGAATGACAAGGTAATACTTCCCAGTCTTCTCGTCAATATCCAGCTCTATGAAGTGATTCCCACCACCGAGCGAGCCGAGAGAAAGGGATGCTCTCTCCAAGTCCACATGCTTTGCGCAGCGAAGTAATTCCAGCTGCGGAAACTTAGCAATCGGGAAGTCATGGACATTGAATCCGGACGGGATACCGGTCTTGATGAGATCGTCCAAGAAGGCCAAATCCGGATGTATTCTTGACCCTAACTCGGCAACATACATCCCGCATCCGATGTCCACTCCAACAAGGTTCGGCGTGACCTTGCCATGCAGTGTCATCGTGGTGCCAATCGTGCATCCCGCGCCGGCGTGGGCATCAGGCATGATGCGGATGGTGGATTCTTTGTACGGCTCGTAGTTGGCCAGCGCCTTCACCTGGTCATACGCCTCATATTCGAAGGTCTTGGCAAACACCTTTACGACCGACCCATTTTCGCGTTTAATCTCTATCATACTTCATCAAATAGCGACAGTTCCTTTATTACCTTTCCGGACGGAGTGTGGAACGTCAATAAACACTCCTCCTCGAATCTTTTCTGCTGGGCCTCGAAATACTTCGGGTCAATCTCGCATCCGTAGAAGTCATAACCCATTTGGTAGGCCACTATCCTGCTTGAGCCGGAGCCAAGATGGGTGTCGAGTATCTTACCCCCCCCCTTGAAGTAGTTCTCCAGTATCCATCTGTACAGAGACTTTGGTTTCTCATGTGGATGGATGCCACTCCGCTTCTCGCACCTGCAGCAGCCATTCCATATCAGCGAGACAATACGTACCGGGATGTTGAATGATGTCCATGCAAGCTCTGCTTCGGATAGGTGCTGCGTTGGGAAGTCTATCTGCTTGTCCCAAACAATCCAGCTGTTCCTCGCCGGCAAGTGCTCCGTGTAGTAGTTGGCTCCCCAGATAATCTGATTCTTGCTCACCCGGAACAATTCTTTGAAATACTCCGGGCCTGGTATCGAATCATTCATGTACGTGGAATCTTCACGATAGAACTTGCTATGCTTATCCTTCCTCCAGTTACGGCCAATGCCGTATGGCGGATCAACGAGCGCGAGGTCGAAATGCTTATCCGGCATCGTTCTCATGTATGCGAGGCAGTCGCAGTTGTATGTTTCACTTATCGGCATATATTATCTTTGTAAACAAATGTGCGGTGGAGCTATATGGTCTCGATTCTATCTATTGCGTAAAAGATGCTCCTGCTTGATTCACACCGAGCTTTTCCGCACATTCGTTAAGCCTCTATTCTTTAATCAGCCTCTCAGCGAAGCTTTCAAGAACACCACGGGCGCCACTAAGCATTCCTTTGAGGTTTGTAAGGTCTTTCTCGTCTTGCTCAGATTCCGCTTCGACATACATGAGCGAGACATATTGTTCATTGATGACTCTGCGGATTTCCAAGAGTCTATTGACCGTTTCTTCGTTCTTCATAAACTTTTGAGTTAAGAGGAGGCGTAGCAGAGCCAGGCTGATACGCCCCCTCAAACGAACTACACTTCGATGATGGCGATGTCCGGGGCAATCTCGCGGATGGCTGTCAGCTGTGCGTCGATTTCCGTGGCCTTGATTTCTTCGATGAGAGCAGCAGCATCCGGAGCGCTGAGAACGCATGTCACATCCCGGCCGGAGATTTTCGCAAAGGTCTCGACGTCGATTTCTTCGGGCTTGCCACCCTTGAGCACAGGAATCATGAGCTTGAACGATTCCGGGAGGTTGGAGTTAACTGTCTGACGGAACTCGTCACCACGATCGCCGTTCTGTTTAATGCTGTTCTGCAGAGAACTGTTCACGGTGGCAGTGAAGTTCATCAGAGTGGACACAAGCTCCATGCACTGGTTACGGTCGGGGAAGTAGGTTCGGTTCATCTTGATGAACAATCCCAGTTCTGCCGGTTGCCAGACAATAGACGAGTTGTTGATGCCGAACTCATCGAACTTGGGGTTGGTCTCGATGACACCGGCCACCTGGCCCATCCTATAAGCATCGCGCTCGTTAAAGATGAGATGGATGACACCTTTGTCGCGGTTCACGAGGATGTGGCAGTCCTTCTGTTCGAACTGACCAGAGTTAACTCTCTTAGAGAGATACTCCTGCACGGCGCCAATCGTGCCTTTGATTTCGACAGCCACCGGGGCTTTTTCGTCCAACTGCTTGGGGGCATTGCCTTCGAGCTGTACAACGGTCAACTTGTCTTGACCAGGGGCGCAATGGATTTCTAATTCTTTTGCCATAACGATTCTGATTTAGCTTGCGATTACACGTGATTCTTTCTGCTCCTCTTTTTCGACCATGTGGATGCTTGGACGGAACAGCTGTCCCTGCATCTCGTCGGCTGTGGCCTGGCGCATCTCAATCAGATCGCCAAGCGAGTTGTAGAAGCCGGTCTCTCCGGCATCCTGGTCCGTGATGCGATAGCATTCCTCCGTGACCAGTTCGGCTTTCGCTTTGATGTTGCCTACCAGCTGGGCCTTCTGCTCATAGAGAGGCTTGAGCTTTCCCTTGATTTCTGCGAGCATGGCTTTCTTCTCGGCCTCCAACTCGGAGATTTCAATCTCGATGCTGGTAAGGTCCTCTTTCTTGCCCTGCAGCTCCGGAACGGTGTACTGCTTCATGTAGGTCTTCTTCACTACCTCGTCCGCATTGTCAGAGATGAAGATTTTCCTACGATTGACATCTTGAATGTCTTTTCCTAATGATTTTTCCATAAACTTACTTTCGTTTTTGAATTGGGTTTCTTTCTGAACTATCTGATTCTCCAGGTCATAGGAGGAGAACGGGGGGGGGTAAATGTCTTCATGAACTTTCATCAATAGTTCTTACGTTTCTGTTCCTCCTCAAGCAGAGCGAAGAAATTCTCCGCATACTTGCCCGTCAGACCTCCTTTGCACTGGAAATATCCACTCCATGGATAGAAATACAATTTCTCAGTTCGGTACATGACCACGAAGTAGTCCAGAGTCTCCTCAATAATCCGGACACCCATCTTGTCCAGACGGCTACGGATATAGGACATGCGTCCTACCATCTTTTCCCGGCGCCTGGCTCTCCATTCGGACTTGGGAGGGTATCTTTTATGCTTGCGAGTGTGTGGCATAGTCGCTTACTTTCTTAAATGTCTTTCCGTTGCTGTATGCCCGTTCAAACACGTCCAGCAGAGATTCGCCTTCCTTTGCAAATCCTTTCTGTTGCAGGTAGGTTATCCTCATCCTGCCGTAGTCATAGCAGGAAAACGGCATACCGATAACCTCTCCAATGGATACGGGGTCATTCTTTCTGGGCTTGATGACGCCTTTCTTGATGGCTTCAAGTCTTTTCACCATGGCATCCTTATACTCGCAGAACTCTGACCAAGCATCGGCTGTCATCCGCTTGAAATCCTCCTCCTTCATCTCATGGGCCGGAAGTTGCTTCGGTTTCTCTCTGTGGTCTTCCACATACTGACCAATAGCCTCACGGCGCTCCTGGTGCTTGATGTAGCCTTCAACCCAGCGGATCAGACTCTTGTAAGTCAGAACGATGTCCTTATCTGTTCCGAGACGGCCCTTCATTCCATTGGAGAAGATGTAGGGAATCTCCTTGTCACGGATTGACTTGTAAACCGGGTCTGTCACGAGTTCCTGGTACAGAGCAACAGCACATGTACGGACTTCCTCTTTGAAGGCATCCGGCTGCATCTGGCGATGGAGACCGTTCATCACATAGACGGTCATTATGTCATTGTTCAGCTTTGTCAGAGCTTCGACCTCCGGGATGTCCCGGAGAGGCCGGCCTTCTTCAATCAGCACTTTGATAAACTTCTTGTCCATAGCTATTCTCCCAAAAGTTTGGTGATGTCAAGCGAACCTTCCATTCCGGTTGCCGGGATGGCCGTTGCCTGAACTACTTCGGAAATCTTGCTTCCTCTGCGGGCTTGGCGCCCGGAACCGAATCCTTGCTCCGCCTTTTTCTTCCACGTTGCCAACCGGCCTCCGATATTGAATACACCGCCCCTGGTTTTTGCAATCTCAAACCGCATCTTCTTGCCTCCCTCGTTATGTTCCGTCCAATAGTCGAAGAACTCACGTATCATGCTTTGGCCGTACTTCTCGACGTATGGGATGAGTGCCACGCCGAAATCATGCTTCCTCTCCTCAAGAGTCTTTTTCTTGGCCGGAGTTTTCTCAGAATCGTCGGCATTTTCACTGGGGGGGACTATCTCGTTAGAGATAGGGGGGGTATTTACTTTTATTTCCTTTACTTTACTTTGTTGCATTTCTTCCGTAATAATTCCGGAGAAACCGGGTATTTCTTCGGAAGAAATTCCATTTTGTTCAGCAAAAATTGTCGGTTCGAGGAGATTAAACTGACCAATCGTAGCTTTCCGTTTGCTTGTCTCGCAAACCTTCTTATATCGAACTTGGATTGCTATCGAGGTCAAGACCCCTCCTTCTGAATAGGAAGCTTCGTCAAACAGACCAATGGAGATGCACGTCTTGATGACTTCGAGTACATAGCCCTCATCATAACCCGAACCTAAATCGTCCGATATTATGAACGGCAACTCATCATCCCACAGAATGTAGTACCCATGTCCACCATAGATACGACACAGCAGGTCGATGTACACAAGCGCAGCCTTTCCTCCCTGGTACTTAATCAGCTTCCTTATCTTGATGTCGCTGAAAAAGGAACGTTCGAAAGGGAAATAATCGAGACCAGTATGAATCGGTCTTCCACTCATATCCTACCTTGCAGAAATCTTGTCTGTCGCGTGGATGCTCGCCCATGTTGCCAGCTCGTCGTCCAGCTCCAGGCCGTGCTTCTTTGCGAATGCTTCTGGGATGTAGTACGCCTTGACCCTCTTGTCAGTCGGAGTCGTAATCCGGACTGAATCGAAAGGGACATTATCCTTCTTGAGGTCTGTCATTCGGCTTGCCAGACGGAAGCACTTGAACAGCTCCAAGGCTTCGAGCGATGTGATGGTCTCGCCATCCTCAAGATACTTGCGTATCTTTGCTTTCTGTGACTCCGAACTGACTTCGTTCGGATTGTCATTCTCATTGGTCATCATAACACTTACTTTCGTTAATTTTTTTTGATATGTAAATCTAAGCATAATTATCTGAAAATCAAAGTATTATGCCGATAAATTGCATCAGTATCCGCGCCGTGTGAGTGATAATTGCTCCTTGGCAAAACTGACCTGGGTGCGGATATTGTCGCTCTGGTGGACACATGCCTTGTTGATGCGCTCGATCCACGCGACATAGTAGTTCTCGCTCTCGCACTGCGATGAGATGAACTTCGTGCTCACTGTGGCCGGCATCTTCAAAATCATATTGGAGTAGGCTGCGAACACTCCTGCAGTGGCATTGTCAAGGTCTGCCTTTGCCTCTGCCAGCAGGAAGCCGGTCCTGGCCATGTAGGCGTTCAGATAGGTAATCCTTTCCACGAGGGCATTCGGGTCATCGCCTGGTGCCTCGATTTCGAGGAACTCCTGGATTTGCTTCAACTCCTCTACAATCTGTGGAGTGATGTGTCTGGTAGGCTTATTGTCTTCCATAGCATTCAAATCAAATTTCTGTTGAACGGAATGTCAAGTCCCTTGTCTGCCACGAATACCAGTTTCCCGGTTGCCTCCTCTACGGCCTTCTTGAAGTCGGCCGGGCTGGAGTTGTTGTGGGAGAGGTGCAGGAGCACCACCGTATTCACTCTTGACAAGTCGTTTGCAAGCAGGGTGGAAATATGGGTTTCCAGAGACATGTGCGAGCGGAAAACCCTATCACGGTAGAACGGAGGAATGACCTTGTTCTGGACGTTCCGCTCTATGATTCCGCTCTCATAGTTGCACTCAAGCATGATGTGCGTGAGGTTCGGGAACTGGTACTTCAAGTAGTACGTGTCAGTGGCGAAAAGAATCTGACCCATCTCCTCATGATAGACCAGGAAGCCGAATGGCTCCGCGCAATCATGCTCAGTATCGAAAGGCAGAACCTTGAATCTTCCGACCTCGAACAACTGCTGGTTGGCAACCGGCGTCATCTTGAGGAGCTTCTTCTTGAAAAGCTGCTCCTCGGCCTTACACGTTCCCTCGCTGGCATACACCTTTATTCCGGCTTCGAGATACTGCTCCACATACTTGGCATGGTCTTGATGCTCATGGGTTACCAGGGCACCGACAATCCACTCACGGTGGAAGTCAATGGCCCGGAGGCACTGGCTGTACGGAACACCGCACTCGATAACCAGCGCCTCGTGGTCATTGTACAAAACGTAGCCGTTTCCGGATGAGCCGGATGCCAGTACATGAAGTCTCATCTCGCTATCCCTGCATAAAGAGTGGCATTTCCTTACTCTCGCCGAGCGGCTTCTCATTCTGTTCGGCTGACGGCTGTTCGGCTGCGGCTGCTGCAGGAGCTGCGGTCTCCTCCTTAGGAGCCTCAGAGCCGTCCCCCTCGATGCCATTGATCTGAATCTTCTGGCGGTTGGCTTTGGCAGCAATCTCCTGCTTGTACTCCGGAGGTGTCTGATCATCGACATCCTCAATCTCCTCGGTGGTCATCAGGCCCATGGAAATCTCCGGGCAGTACACTCTCTGCCAGAAGGCGGCGGCACGGTAACGGAGCATCTGATTTGGCATGGTCTGCCACTTGCTACCGTTCTTGGAGTACCATCCTTCCTTCTTGGCCATGTCAATGGAGACCCAATCGCCGAACAGCGGTTCCTTGTGCTCCTTGTCCCAGGACTCATAGGCGAACACACGGCAGGAATAGTTGTCTTTACCTTCTTCCCCACGGAACTCGTAGCGCAGAGGCGTGAAACGACCGCTGGCGTTGATGGTAGCGATGAGGAACTTGGAGGAGAATGACGGATTACCGTGAACGATGTAGAGGTTCTGAATCACCATCAGAGGATTGGCGTTCATACGCATCGCCATGTCAATGGCAATAACGCAGTTGCCGATGTTTCCACGATAGGTGTCCGGAACGATGGTCGATGTGGCGTACATCTGTGCCATCCTTTGCTGAACCTCGAACTTCTTCACCTGCTGACCGATGGGAGTGAGCGCGAACTCCGCTGCACTCTGTGCCTGGATAATCTGAACTTCCGGTGGCACGACAGCAGCCGGGATTTTGGTCTGTGTCCCGGCCGGCTGACCTTGTTGGTTTTTGTCCATAAACTTACTTTCGTTAAATTAAACTTACTTTCGTTAGCACACCTCGTTATTTGGTAGCTTTTGTATATGTAAATCTACATATAATTTATTGATTTTCAAAACATTATTGCACTAAAAGTGCAGAATTTTCGAGCACCGACAGCGTGATTATCTGGGCATCCGTTTCGATGAGCGAAGTCACGGACTCCTTGCCGTCTATCCAGAGCGGGACCGAGATTCCGAGCCACTTCGACAGTGCGTTGATGATGTCTATACCGGCATTGATACCTCCGGCCGTGTTAACGTTGGTGGAGACAGGAACGCCGTCCACCAGGCACTCGCAGATTTCCGTCTCTCCGTCATTGCTGACATTCTTGGAGTACATCTTCCACGTGACCAGCTTGAACATAGAGGAGACCTGGCTCTCTACCAGTTCGATGTAGGCTTTGCCATACTGCTGGATTTCGAACATCACGGCATCAAGGTCAGCGATGGATGTGGCCAGCTTGGCATTCTCCTCCTCCAATTCTTTCCTGCGGGCCTCGACCTTGGCGATGTTCTGCTCCTTGGCGAGCTCCATAGTGAGAGACTGAATCTCGCGCTTCAACTGCTCCTTCTGATTCTTTCTGGAGAGCTCGTCGGAGCTTTCAACCGGAGTCTCATTGCTGATCTTCTTCTTGAGTTCGTCCCGCTTGGCGAGGACATTCTGATACTCCTTGCTGATCACCTTGAGCTGTTCCAGTGAAGGAACACCGGCACGTTTCTGCTCTGCTTCGATAGCAACGTTCCTGGCAGCAGCCAGCTTGGCATTCTCCTCCTCCAGCTCCTTCTTCTTCGAGGCCAGGGTGGCATTATGCTCCTTAATCTGAGCGACCACCTTCTCTCCCTCTGCAGAGATTTGGGCCAAAACTCCAGCCTTGCCGGAGTTGAAGGCTCTGATTGCTTCATTGCGGAGGTTCGTCACGTCTGCCTCGTCATAGGGTCGGTGGCAGTGGGGGCAGACCGTCTCGATATTGTCCGGGTAGGTCTCCTTGTTCTTGGATGTCCACTGCTCGCCAAGTGTATTCTTGCGGGCCTCCAAAGTCTGAATCCTTGACTCCAGGTCTGCGATGTCATTCTTAAGACCATTCACCTTGACTTCGATGTTCCGGAAATCAGTGTTGGCCTTCACGACCTCCTCGCCGACCTCATTCAGTTTCTTGGTGCGCTGGCTTGCGAGACTGGTCTCAATCTCCATCAGCTCGGCAGATACCTTGCCAAGTTCCTCGTTCAAGGCATTCACGCCGGAGAACAGAGAAGCGCGGCCATCGGCAGCTTTCTGCAGGAAGGCGTCAATAGCTTCGACCTCAGCCTGCTTTTGTGCCAACTGACCACGCAAGGCTTCGAAATCAATGCCGGTGGGCATGTTCCGCTCATTCTCGGTTATCTTGATGGGAATCTCGGCCTGCTTCTCTTTCAGACCGTCCATCTCGTACTTGACCTGCCTCTTTATGGCATCGACATTCTTGACCTTTGCATAGTAGGCTGACAGCCTGGGATAGTCAGTCGCATTGATGAGTTCCGGCATCTGGCCGGCCATCTGAATGAGCTTGCCCCGCTTTGATTTCATGTCCAGCTGGCCGAAGGCCCGGATGGACGAAACAAGCTTGAAGTCCTCCGGATTGCAGAACAGATTGGCAATCTCCTTTGAGAACTCTCCGGCCTTGTAAGGAACTTTGTCGATGAAATACTCACTTTCGGAGCCGGTCAGCACCTCCTCCTTCGTGTTTCTGCGCTTCGTCCATGTCTGATGCAAGCAGCGCTTGATTTCGTGCTGGATTCCATCGAAGTCAAACACACCGGTAACGGTGGTCGTAAGGCGGTCAATCGTCTTGCCAGATTCGTCCAGCGGCTGAACACTGAACGAGGCTCTGTTGGCAGAATCGATACCGAGCAGCAGCCAGAGGTAGGCATCGTGGATGGATGTCTTACCAGTGCCGTTGGCGCCGACGATCTTGGTCAAATCGTCGTTGAATGCAACCGAGAAGGACCGAAGCCCCTTGAAGTTCTCGATTGACAGATTCTTGATTTTTACTTGTCTCATAAACTTACTTCTATATGATGAAAACTTACTTTCCAAATCTTCTGTTCCAGCTGGCATTCAGCTTGGCCAGCTTGTCTTTGGCGAGAATACGTCCACCGGCGAGGACAGTACGGCTCTTTACGGACTCAACATAAGCAGCGTATTCCATACCGGCCACGATGATGAGGACGATTCCCTTCGGATATTCAGATGCAATCTCCTGGGCATAACTGACACCGGCCTTTGAACCGTCAACGGTGGTGCTGTCCATCTTAGGGCCATCGACTCTCTCAAAACCTCCGCGATGATACTCTTTGCCATCATACATGATGATGTAACCTATTGAGCTACGAAGGTTTCCCGTCTGGTCTTCCCAGTACGAGACATCGCTTGTGCGGATGGCCTTCACCACCGACATGGCCAGGGCATCAAGTTCTGCCAGGTATGCTTCGCGCATCCTCCTGGCCCTATCCCGGATATATCGTTTTGCGCCTTCTACGCCTTCCAACTTTGCTCCCATGTTACATCGTTTTTGCTTTGTTACGCATCGCCGTGAAATCGAGCAGCAGAGCATCGGAGCCACGAATGACTATCTTGGCATCGGTCGTGCTTGGGTGCGTGGGTATAAGCCCCATATCAACGTACTTTCTGACAAGATACGGAGACACGCTGTGCAGCTTTGCCACAACATCCACTCCCAGAGGCACTGCGTAGAACTTCTCCGCATTGTACTGCGAAGTCTCAAGCTCCTTGCACCTGCGCTCAAGGCGGTTGTAGTTGTCAACGAAGACAGCCACGTTTCCCATCAATGTTTCTCCGACACTCATTACTGTTCGGCTTTTTTCAGTTTCGGGAAAAGTTCCTCCTCCGGGATGCCGGTCACTTTCGACAGCAGCCGACGATGGTCCGGATTGCTGGGGGTTGTCTTGCCCCTTACCCATAATTTCGCGGTGTTCAAGTCCACATTGCAGGTGGCCACAATCTCTTTTACGAACTCCGTCTTTGGGGAAGTTCTGGGCGGCAATGCTTCGTAATACTCAGTTAGATTCATATAAAACTTACTTTATGTGTTGCAAATTGCAATGGTTTTTCTTACCTTTGCTTCACCCATTTGGTGTAAATGTCAAATGGATATGCAAATATAAGCATTTTTTTGATAGGAAACAAGCATTTTGCTGATTATTTTATAGCCTATGTTTACACCTGAAATGCTCGACCTACTTATCAAGAGATATGCAGATGGCAACCAGCGGAGGTTTGCCGAAATACTGCAAATCCCTAATCCTCAGTCAATTACAGACTGGAAAAAGCGTGGTATCAACAGCCTCGAAAACATCGAGCGCATATACCGAAAGTTCGGAGACGAGTTGTCAGCCGAGTGGCTTATTACGGGAGAGGGGGAACCATTCAAGCAAAATGCTTCCGGCAATCAAAACAGCACGGTCGTTGGCAATAATGTACATGGTAATGGGAATCATATATCGGCAAACGATAAATCCGACCAGACAACAGAAGCACTCATAAGGCAACTCGCCGAAAAAGACCGTCAAATTCAGCAATTACACCAGATAATCATCAATCTTTCCTCGAAATGATGTCTTTCCTCGCGAACATATTCAATAAGAAGCATGAGCCGGAAACGACCACAACAAGGCCATACAAGCTCTATGATGCCGAATCCTTCTATTGGAAGTATCGATACGGAATGATATCCAGCGCCGTTGGCGAAGCTGTGATGGAGAGACGAACAGACGCATGCATCAATGGCAAGAAAAAATTCATTGTCTATGATGATGAGATGGAGGCTATTCTATCCGAACAGAAACGAATTGAAGACTTCAATCGCAAACTCGGAGCTGCCGTCGATAACAACAATGACGGCATTGCATTGGAGAAGGCCGGTGACATCGCCGGCGCCATATCAAAGTTCGAGGAAAACATCAAGCCGGACACATACTTCACCCTTCATCCATACCTCCGCCTCTGCGTACTTTACCGCCGGGCTGGAGACTACGACAACGAAATCCGTGTCATAGAGACCTGCCTCGCCAGGCCGGAGTGGAAGAGCCGACAATACAATGAATCGAAAGAACTGGCCTTCTTCGAGGACCGACTCGTCAAGGCCAAGAAATACAGAGAACAACACCAACAAAAGTAAGTTTATGAGAACAGCTACAGAGAACATTCAGATCATCGGCAAGGCCACCAGCATAGCCGAGTTGAACGCCGCCTACAACGAGGCGATGATGAAGACCGAGCAGCTTGCTGCAGACGGAGTATTCGAGCAGATGGGGCAGTCTGTCTCAGAGGTCATCGCTACCCTCAATCATCTGACAAACTACAACATCGTCCGCATTGCCAACAAAGCCTTCGAGGACTATGAAGCATCCGGACGCACTGACAGAACCCGCATCATCGAGATTGCCCAGTGCCGTGATTCACTCAAGGAACACGAGGACATCGAAACCGAGCAGGGCCTCCTGGACAGCCTTTGCGACCAATTCGAAATCAACTGATACCATGCCAACGACCGAGATTCCTCAAATCAGCATAGACATCTGCAACCGATTCTTCGAAGCCGTAGAAATCCTCCGGCAGCAGAAGAAAATCAGAGGCACCGGCACTCTTGCAAGGGAGTGGGGCACTTCGCTGTTCGCTATGAAGTGGTCCAAGAACCACCCGGACGAGAAGCGAATCAAGGTCGAATACATCTATTACATCGCGCGTGACTACCATGTCTCGCTGGAGTGGCTTTTCTTCGGCAAGGGCAATATCTTCACAAAGTGACCACCTTCATCCTCATACACAAGGAGCGCGAAGTCTCTCCGGTGGCAATCCTGGTCTCATTCCGTGGCCAGAAATACAAGAAGGCCATCGGTGAAACTGTTCCGGTCAAGATGTGGAACGGACGCACAAAGGCCGTCAGAGTGACGGCAAACAATCCGGAGGCCACACTCATCAATGACCGGATAGATGAGTGGCGCAAGGCCGCTGAGCGAACAATAAACCGGTTCAAGAAGGCCAAGTCCACGCCTCCGAAGGACGAGTTTTTCCAAGTCCTCGAAGACGAGCGATACGGCAAGAATGACTCGCAGAAATCACTACTGGTGCCTTACTTTGACCGCTTCATCAGCAGGTATGAGGGTGTTCGCTCGCTCTCGCAAATCAAACACTACCGGGGTTGCAAGCACACAATCGAGGAATACGAGACATTCATCGGCAGGAAGCTCCACTTCGATGACATCGACATGGACTTCTACAACCGGTTCACTTCCTGGTTCAACACGAAGCACCTCTCCCTGAATTACCTTGGAGAGAAAATCAAAATCCTCAAGGTAGTGATGAACGATGCCCGGCAGATAGACGGCTACCATTCCAACGATGTGACCACCCTCCGAGGCTTCGCTACGCCGTTCGACTACTCCGATACTATCTATCTGTCCACCGATGAGCTTATGCGGCTCTACCTGCTCCGTATTGACGATGAGACTGTCCTTCCTTTGATGAAGAACGATGACCACCGCCCGCAGAACGTATCAAAGAAGGTCACGGCGATGCGCAAGGCCAGGGACATGTTTCTTATCGGCGCCTTCACCGGCCTTCGATTCTCGGACTACTCCAGGCTAAAGCCGGCGAACATCGTCAACGGCGTCATCCGCATCCGCAACAAGAAGACCGGGGTGGATACAGCCGTTCCGGTTCACTGGGTCGTGCAGGAAATCATAGACAACGGTTATGATTTTGACCATCCGCTGTTCGAGCAGAAGCTCAACGACCAGATTAAGGATGTGGCCAAGCTCGCCGGCCTTGATGACGAGGTGCTCATCAACCGGAACATCGGTGGCGAGAACGTGGAGCTCATCAAGAAGCGGTATGAGCTTATCTCCAGCCATACGGCCAGGCGCTCGTTTGCGACCAATGCTTACAAGGCTGGAATCCCGTCCCTGGCCATCATGAAAATCACTGGCCACAAGAGGGAGACCACCTTCCTACGTTACATCCGCATCTCCGAGAAGGAGAATGCAGAGATGCTCAAGACATCCACCTTCTTCGTCAAACCGGAGGCCGGAGACGGAGTACCGGGTGGAGTACCAAACGATTCAACCAAAACGGATGAACCGTTACAAGAATGATGAATAAACGTGCGCGAGAAGCAGATATTTTGACGATTCGGAAAATCTCGTTACGAACGTTCGGCTCTGATTTCGCGCACGAAGGATGGCTCAAAAGGCCATCCTTTTTGTTTATTCTGATATAATAGACCGTTTTTTGTGGGTCAAGGTATAGGTGCAAAAAGTAGTTGGTGATACGCCATTAAACTTTTTGATATATAGATATTTATGAGTAGTTTGATGAAACGCATTTCATCTAACTACTTTTTTTATGGCTAAAACAAGGCGAGAAAGATGTCCATATTGTGGCTTTTTAGATACGATAAAGTGGGGGAAACAATGCGGTCATCAGCGCTATAAATGCAACAACTGTGGAAGTCTTTTCACAGCCCGTAGGAAAGATATCAGTCACAAGAATAGGTTCGTTTGGTTCCGCTGGTGGATTGAGGGGAAGCAGACAATAGAACAGATATCCTTAATGAGCGGATACAGTGTTCGCCAACTCAAGACTTGGTTCTATGAGTACCTTGAAGAAGCCCCTTCCTGGAAGATCCGGAAGTATGAAAAAGTCAACCTTTTGATAGACGGGACATGGTTCCCAAATAAGGTTTGCCTGATTGTCTATCGGGCTGATAATATCAAGGCTACTCTTTTCTATCGGCTTACCGATGACGAGAGAGAGGTGGAGATTATTGCCGACTTAAAAGCTCTTCGTAGGATGAAAATCAGAGTTGAGAGTGTTACGTCTGACGGCGGACAAGACATCATCAAAGCAGTTAAGTATGTTTTTCCTAATGCAATAAGACAGAGATGTTTAGCTCACATAGAACGCGAGTGCTTAAACTGGATTACCCAGCATCCGAAGAGTGCTGCAGGTATTGAACTACGCCGATTAGTCTGTCAGATCAGCAGGATAAAGACACATAACGATGAACTTTATTGGAAGCGTTGTTTGAGCGACTGGTACGATGAGTACGCAGAGTTCTTGAAAGAAAAAACTGTCTCTCCGACTACCGGAGAAAAGTCATATACACACGATACTATCCGCAAGGCTTACTTCCACATCTGGCATGCGCTGCCAGATATGTTCCAGTTCATCGATCATCCTGCTGTTCCAAGGACTTCGAATGGACTTGAGTCATTCTTTGGCCACATCAAGGACCATATGAGAATACACCGAGGACTCTCTATAGAACACCATAAAAACTTCGTAAAATGGTACCTGAACTTCAACACTGAAAAGGGTAAGAAGAAGAGGTGACGCCGCCTCGCACAACCAGGCTCGGCGGCTACGGCTCGCCGCTGCGGTGGGCTACTAGAAACGGCCCTCCTCGCGGCGGCCGTCACCAACTGTTTTTTGCATCATTACCTGGGTCAATGTCAAAAGTAGGTTGTAAAAGATATTC